GGTAAGGGTATAGGTAAGGGTATAGGTAAGGGTATAGGTAAGGGTATAGGTAAGGGTATAGGTAAGGCAGAAGTAAGAATACAGGTAAGTATTCCTAACTTATTGAAATATAGGGATAATCACACTAAAAACTTGCAAGCAACTTGTAAGCAAGATAAAGAGGTATATAAAGAAGATAAAGAGACAGAAAAAGAGACAGAAAAAGAGAGTGTAGAAAAACCCCTGCTCTCACCTGAACAGAAAAATAATAATGCTGGCACTGTAAATCCTAAGCGCGAAAAGAAGGCAAAAGAGGAATTCGATTACAGCGTCATAGACCTGCCAGATTTCGTTGATAAAAAATTATGGATTGATTGGATGAACGGGAGAAAGTCAGAGAACCCAAAAGCATCGCAAAAAGAATCAGTAATACGCGCTCATCTGGAAACGCTAGTTGAAATTGAAAAAGAGGGTTTGTGCGCTAACGCGGCTCTCCTTATGGCAATTAAGGGTGGGCATAACGGGATATGGGTAGGCATGGAGGTTTCTTGGGTAAGAAATCGTCAGGCACAAAAAAACCCGCTAGACACGGGTTCTTCTTCAAACAACAAATCAGGAATTAATTATGCCACAAAAAAACCGCCGCAACACGAGTTTTATCCACTTGATCGACATGGCGACTCGAACGCTATCGACTCAACAGCAATCGTCATTGATGATAATGGAGGCTTGCAATGATTGATACCGATTTTGTGCCATTCTGTGAAGTATGGACAGCGACACATGATGTAATGCCATTCGGAAAAGTCTTTGCCCAAAAACACATGATTATGTTTTTTGAGGACTTAGAAAACTATCCACTAGACGTTATCAAGCAAGCACTAGCTAAACATCGTAAAACCGCTAAAGCAGCACCAGCGGTTAATGACATTATTGAAATTATCAATAACGCACATGGTAGTAAGCATATCGGCGCAGAAGAAGCGTGGGCAAAAGCGTTGCCGATGATTGGTAACGACAATGATAGTTTTATTACCACGAAAGAAATAAATGAGGCATTATCACTAGCAGAGCCGCTTTATCTTGCAGGCGATAAATTCTCGTCCGCCCGCGCATTTAAAGAAAAATACTCCAGTCTCATAAAATGCGATTCTAGACCTGATTACTATGTAAGCCTAGGGTATGACAAGGATAAGCGTGTTTCAGCTGTTAATACCGCATTGCGGCTTAATTTGATAGCAAAAGACGAGGCGGATACGCTTCTACTTGGCTGTGATACTAAGCCATTGGAAAAACCAGCAGATTTTGATTTAAGGATGGCTGAATTAAAGCGAACACTTAATAGGGTTTCTCTTGTAAAGACCGTTCACAAGCAATCAGCACAAAGACAGAAAAGACTTAGAAAAGAGGCAAGCAGGGCGATAAAGACTCTTATGGAAAGAGGTGATTTATGAATGTCCATGATGAATTTGATGATAACAGAAAACAAGCCGCGCTGTTTAGCTCAATGCAAGCCGAGCAAGCAGTTCTAGGTAGCTTGATGCTTGATAACGACTCATGGGCAGTTATTGCGGATAAACTTAGCGAGGATGATTTTTATCACAACAATCATAAAGCCCTGTTTAGCGTTATTAAACGGCTATCAGATGAGTCTAAACCGTCCGATATTGTAACTATGTCAGACGAGCTTAAAATGCTTGGGGTTCTTGATAGCATTGGTGGATTGCCATACCTAATCATGATTCACGAGGATACGCCTACGGCAGTTAACATTGGTGCGTATGCTGATATTTTGCTTAAAAAATCACTACGGCGTAACGTCAGGCAGTCGATAGTTGATATTGATAGCCTGACAATGGATTTAGGTGTTGAAAACAATGAGTTGTTGGAGAAAATAGATATTGCTGTTGGTAAGTTAACAGAAAGAGTTGTGGATAATATTGAGATTATTGGCATAAAGCCAGCGTTGGCGGCAATGGTTGAGCGCATTGAGCAACGATTTGAAAGCGGCGAGGCTATGACGGGTATGCCTACTGGATTAATCGACTTAGACGAATTAACCAACGGCTTGCAACGTAAAGACTTGGTAATTTTAGCGGCAAGACCTTCGATGGGGAAAACGGCGGCAATGATGCGAATCGTTGAGGCAGTGGCACTGCAAGATACCAGACCTAATGTACTGATATTTTCGATTGAAATGCCTGAATCTGCATTAACTGAGCGCATGACTGCTTCCATCGGTCGCATTGAACTCAACAAAATGCGTACAGGAAAGTTTGAAGATCATGACTGGCCCAAACTAACATCGGCAACCGTATTGTTATCAAGCGCGGAAATCCACTACTGCGATACATCATCAGTCTCACTGGCTGGTATGCGTACTGTGATTAGACGAATTGAGCGCGAACATGGAAAATTGTCTCTTGTGGCGGTTGATTATTTGCAGTTGATAACTGAGTCAGGCGAAAACGAAACACTGAAAATCGGGAAAATTTCAACAGGCTTGAAGCGCATAGCGAAAGATTTCGACGTTCCTATGCTCGCGTTGTCACAACTTAATCGTGGTCTTGAGTCGAGGGCCGATAAACGCCCAGTGTTAAGCGATTTAAGGCAATCTGGGGCTATCGAGCAAGATGCGGATTTAGTGATGTTTTTGTATAGGGATGAGGTTTACAACAAAGACAGCGCAGATAAGGGCGTGATGGAAATTATTATTGGAAAGCAGCGCAACGGGTCAATAGGAACGGTACGCGCTTACTACGAGGGTAGATATACCCGTGTAGATAATATTCATAATGGACAGGGAGGCTACGAATGAGCCGCTTAATATCAGCAGGTGTTGCACACGTCTACAAATACACAAAACAAGACGGCAGCACGAGTTTTTATCCGTATTTTGGTAGCTGTTGCCTAGGGACGTTCGACACCCTTGACGCTGCGGTGAAAAAGCGCGATGTCGTGAAAGCAGAGAGAAAGGAGCTTGCTGAAAAACGCAAGGCGATTAAGAGATGTAATAAAGGGGCTTTGGTGTGAACGCAATATCATCAGATTCCGAAAAAGATCAGCGCACACTTGGTGTGGTGAAAAAAACCAGAGGGCGCAAGCGAATTTGTGATTGCGGGTGTGGAACAACCATTACTCACACTGGACTAGCCAACGGGATTAGCTTGTGCGCAGGATGCGAGTTTAGTATGAGGTTATGGGTTAGGGATGGATATAAAGAACTGTTTAGACTTAGAAAAATTAGTGCAAAATCATGAGTGATATTTTTAAAATCGGCAGCTTTACCGAAGACCAACAAGCACTTTACGACTTAATGTCCGAGTTATCAGAAGAACATTATTTCGCTGGCTGGATTTGTGGCTGTGAAAATTGGTTATGGAATCAGCTAAATGGCGTGGATAATGGAAATCGCAATATCACAGCCGAGCAGCGCAAAGAGTTGGAAGCGGCTAAGAATAAGGCTGGCGGGTGGATTATCTGGAGTTACGATATTGATGACCCTAAGTTTTTGACTTTTGAAGAATGGGATTTATTGAAATGAGCCTACCAATCAATCACTTTTTATCATGGCGAAATAATTACACAATCATCATTGATGCAAATACGGGCATTAGATTTATCGACGACACCGAAGAAGATTTTATTAGCGACATTGAAGGCTGTTTTTGTGAAATATGCGGTGATCCGCTGGATAGAAAAAAACAGAAACGATTTTGTTCGCCCAAGTGCGTTGGAATCAATTGCTCACGGACTCGATTAGGGACTAAAAAAGCGGGCCCGAAAACCAATGAAATTACTGATTAGCAAAACCTAAAACCACGAACGGCGCGGTGTTGATTGATAAAAACAGCGGACCCTAAAACAGGAAATCAAATAATGCAAGCACTACAAACAACAAGACGAGGCAAGTCTGGAAGTAATTTTCCAGTCACTATTTACTCTGGGACAATCGCGCATTTATGCGGTCAAAAAATAGCAGTCAAAAAAGATGAATCAAGTCAAGCGTCGGCTTTTATCAGTACCGACCATTACTACAAAAAACTATTTGCTGATTTTTTACTAAGCAAAGACGAGTTTTTAAAAGACAAAAAAGGGCGCGAGCTTTTTTCGGTCAGTGAGATAGCAGAGTTTATGGGTGTGTCAGCAACTCGTTTGGCTAGGCACATTGACGATAAATACCTTGCTGTTTTTCGCGGCGCGAGAATTTATATAAAATCATTTGCTCATACGCAATTGTACGGCAACTGCATATCTCTAAAAAATCACGCAATGTGGGCTAATGCAACGATCAAAGAATGTAATGCACATCTTGATAAATTCAGGGCAAAACCATGAAATGCACAAACTGCAATCATTTTGAAACGTGCGCAAACCGCAACAAGTACGGCAAAGGGAGGGAAATGTACCCGCCAGCCACACAACTGGGTGTAAAACCATACTGCTATGAATGCCTCCATATTTGGATGACAGTAGCATCTAAAAAAATAAAGGTATGCTTAAATGATGACTGCGGAGCTGTAAAATCGTTTAACGATGACTCGATAGAAATAAAACACCAGAGATAAGATTATGATTAATATTCAAAAAATGATTGCATTTGAAGAAGGTCGTCGGCTCGACGCATACCCAGACACCAAGGGCATTCTTACCGTGGGTATCGGTCACAACATTGAGGCGGATAGCGCATTAGACATCTTAAAGCGCAAAGTAAAACTCCACGACAAAATAACCGAGGAAGAATGCACGGCACTGTTCGAGCGTGACTTAAAAAATGTTTATGCTGGCATCAAGCGCAATATGCCATTTTTTGACGCACTTGAAGAAAAATATAAGCCAGTGATAATTAGCATGGTTTTTCAGATGGGTATTGACGGCGCACTGGAGTTTAAAAACACGATGAAAGCCATGCGAGAAGATAGACCCGACGCGGTTGTAGTTGGCATGAAGCAAAGTAAGTGGTACAAGCAAACGCCTAACCGCGTGGAGAGATTAGTGCGCCTAGTGCGTGGCGAACTGGTAAGGGAGTACGAGTGATGACAACACACTGCACAAACCAAAACTGCAAAGACCGCGACAAATGCAAAAAAGGTCAGCTGATGCGTGACGGTCAAAAAGTAGAATTTTTGTACCCGAAAACCGTATTTCACGACTGTGAGCATTTTGAATGCCTTGACCATCACTACACTCACGTCCACGGCGAAGACGAAAAGCAGTGCCGTAAATGTGGTGCGTTTGAGTTTGATGGTGTTGAGTATTATTGTCCATGGGAGTTGACACCCGAAGCTAGAAATGCTTAAATAGCCTCAACAGTTCTCCAGCCTGTTTGATTTGCCCATAATAAGACCTTCTCCTGAATTGACCCGCTAATAACTTTCACGTTAGCGGGTTTTTTTTTGCCTAAAATTCAGGATGTGATACCATCAATTTATTTTCGAGATTTTATCGTGCCAAATGAACCCGCTTTAACTCAAATAATGAGTCTGACCGACAGTATTTTTGCCCTATTTGCGCTAGTTTTGGCGTGGGTAATTTGGCGAATGTATCAACTCAATCAACAAACTAATAATTTGCACACTGAGCAAATCGAGCGCATAAACGCTTCGCATGACAAAGCCGTTGCTGAACTTACCGCCACTTTTGTCTGTCAGCTTAATCGTAATAGCGAGTTAGCGGCGCAGGACAGGAAGGAAATGAGCGCGGCGTTTAATAAACTGAGTGAAGTTTTCAGCAACGCACTGGAAAAACGTGGACATATTGAATTGAGAGAAAATAAATGAAAAACCAAATAGGAATGGCAGCAACAAAAAAAACAACTGACGCAGAAGAAATTCTGTTTTTATTGTCCGCACTTCGCGAACGCGCAGAAATATTGAGTCTTGACACGGCTAGTAAATTATCTTGTGTGATAACAGATTATCCAAGGGCAGAAAAAACACTAGAGCCACGCCCGCAAATGTCACCTATTTTCTCTGATATGATTAACATCATAAAAGACATTGATAGCTATCTTGACGAAACTCAAAGAAGCGTTTTTGATGCTGAATTGCCTAGTAATTGGGGTCAAGCAATTGCTTGTAGTGAGGATAAATGACAACCGACCAAGTTTTTAGCGAATACGACGACGTAGCAAAACCCGCGCACTACGCAAGCCACCAGAGCGGCGTGGAGTGTTGGGATATTAGTTGTCACATGAGTTGCCCGCTGGGTCAGGCATTGCAGTACGTCTGGCGGTTTGACGATAAAGGCGGCGTCCAGGATTTAGAAAAATCGGTTAAATGGATTGAAAAGGAATTGACGATTGAACAGCCAATACATTTAAAGCCCTCGCTGATAATCGATAAATTCAATTTGGTTTTGTCCGCCGAACCCGATGCGCTAAAAGCCGAGGCAATGAGACACATCGTCTATGCGAACACCTGTGGATTGCCAGAGCGCAGACAGCATTTAGCGCGGGCTATTAGTATTATTGTGGATATGGTTTTGATTGAGACTGGCGGGATAATGTGATTAATTATGGGAGCTGGCAGTAGTGGCGAACATAAAAACTACTGATAAAGAGTGGGAAAGGGCAAAAGAGTATTTTGAAGCTGGATTATCGCTATCCGAAATAGTCAAAAAAACAGGTATAAGTAAGACGCGCTTATGCGTTGTGTCAAAACGTGACGGATGGTCAAAAGAAACTGGAAAGGAACAGCTCGTGTCAGAAGCGATAAGGGTTGAGACGGCAAAAGGAACGCTAAACGGAACAGCTCTAATGGTACATAAGGAGCTTGTAAATGATAGGGTAAAAGCTATCGAGTTTTTTAGTATGTGTGCGGCACAAAACGTCAATGAGGCTATGCTTGCCCCATGCCTTACTCAAAGCGACTTTAAAGCGCGTAGTGAGACAATCAGCAAAGGGCGCGAAACAGTCATAGGAAAGCAAGCTGATACCGCAATACAAATAAATAACAATGGCGTATCAAGCTCAGTAACCGATATGGATGAAAACGACATGATTGCAGAAGCCAAGGCGATAGCAAGCAGACTTGTGATGCAATGACAATTGCCCGTGATTTAGCGACTCTACAGCAAACAGAGAAATTACTATGTGAGCAATCACTAGCGCAATTCGTTCGTAGCGCGTGGCATATCATCGAGCCGTCAACAAAACTGGAATGGAACTGGCACTTAGATACAATCTGCGGTTACCTATCCGCGTTTGATGCTGGGCAACTCCCAGATAGACGATTAATAATCTGCATCCCCCCCGGTACTTTAAAATCAATTTTAGTATCAGTCATGTACCCCGCGTGGTCTTGGATAAAGCACCCAAACGAGAGATACTTATCAATCACAAATGAACAGGGCTTAGCTATCCGTGACGCTCTACGAATGAAAGATATTATTACAAGCGAGTGGCATCAGTCAAAATGGGGGCTGGGTCTTAAGGCATCGCAGAATGAAAAGACCCTGTTTGTAAATGAAAAGCAGGGCTTTAGGCAATCACAAGGCATAAGTGCGTCAAATACTGGAAAAAGAGGATCGTGTCTTCTAATCGATGATCCGATTGACGCGGCACAAGCGTACAGTGATGTTATTCGACAGGGAGTTAATGATACTTGGGACAGGTCTTTATCATCACGACTAAACGATTTAACCGAGTCTGGCGTACTGCTTATCATGCAGCGCGTTCATGAATCTGATTTAGCGGGGCATTTACTCAAAAAAGTTAAAAGCAAATGGACGGTGCTATCAATCCCAATGCGCTACGAGGGCGCACCATCGTTTGATGCTGGAGCAGACATTGGCAGACCAGAGCTAAACGACCCGCGTACTAAAAAGGGTGAGCTATTATTCCCCAAAAAGTTTCCGTCTTCGGCGGTTTTGTCGCTGGAAGAAGATTTGGGTGAACATGGTACAAGCGCACAGCTCCAGCAAAGACCCGTCCCAATCGGCGGCGGAATCATAAAAACACACACATGGCGGCATTGGGCAGATGATGTTCCTCTACCAAAATGTCAGCATATTTTCACCAGTTACGACACCGCTTTTAGCGAGGCAGACAGCAAAAACAATAAAACAGCTTTTAGTGCGTGTACCCGTTGGGGTGTTTTTTGGCACTCAAAACGTGAGCGTTATTGTGTGATGTTGCTGGGCGTCTGGTTTGGTCAAGTGGCGTACAAAGAATTGCGCGAGAAGGTACAGGAGATTGATAAAAAGTACAGACCAGATGTTAATTTAATTGAAAAAAAGGCTACTGGAATTAGTCTATTGCAGGATTTGCGGGACGCGATAGACGGCGAATTAAAAGCATATTCACCGGGCAAAGGCGAGGATAAAATAAGCAGAGCGCACTCAGTCACGCCTATTTTAGAAATGGGGCTAGTCTATGTTCCGCCTAAAAAGTGGGCTAATGAATTGATTGATTATGTAGCATCGTTTCCACATGGTGCGCCGCCATCGGCAGATTTAACAGACACCGTTACCCAAGCCCTTATCTACCTACGCAAAGCCCGTTGGTTTGAAAACCATGACGATGAAACACTGGAAAACGAGCGCAAAGAGCGTGAGCGATACGCGGAAGAAAATAGAACATAACCTATGTTATGATATAACATAACATTTACCCATCGGCAGAAACAATGAACGCACTCGACATCCTAGAAGCGGCACAGCAAGGTGGCATCGACCCGCTAACGGTTCTCACGCCCGACGAAATCGCAGAACTTGAAGCAATGGGGATTGATTTAGTCGCGTTGGATTTATCCAGTGGCGGCGGGCATTATGATAACCTTGTTGGCAATACAGCTATTGACCAACAATTAGTAGCGCGCTTAGGCCAGGACGTTTTAACATGGGTGCGTGACGATGAAGCGGCGCGTAAGCCGTGGATTGATATGGAAAAGAAGGCGTTAAAAGCGTTGGGTATCAGCAAGGAAGCTCATGAAACGGAATATGATGGCGCGACTAACGCAACACACCCGCTATTTATCGAAGCAGTTGAACAAGTTCATAACCGCGCATTAATAGAGCTAAGACCGCCCAATGGGAAAATAGTTAAGACCATCATCATGGGCGAAGAAGACCAAGGGGTACGCGATCAAGCCGAGCGTGTCGAGGGCTTCATGAATTACCAGTACACGCAAGCAATCCCCGATGAGTTCAACGAAATGGACAGGTTGCTGTTCAGATTGCCAATATCGGGCAGTTGTTTCAAAACAGTGTTTTATTGTGAGCGTACTAAAACATTTCATGCAAAGTTTATCGAACCAAGCCAGTTTATTGTACCTTGGAACGCTACCGACCTAGAAACTACATCACGCTATACCCAGTGGTACTATGAATCACGCTCAATATTTCAGCGCAATCAATCCAGCGGTTTTTACATTGATGATGAAATCTCAGAGCCAAGTCAAGAACTGATAAGCGATATTAAAAAAACGATTATTGAGATTGAGGGCAGTCAAGAAAACTCATTACAAGGCACACATCAACACCAAATTTACAAATGCTCTTGTGATTTAGAGTTAGAAGATGGCTATCCGTATGCCCTGCCTTACATGGTATGGGTAGAGCGTGAAACTCAGAAAGTAGTTAGATTGCAACGGAACTGGAAACCAGACGATGAACAACAGCGGCGTATTGTCCGTGATGTTCATTATCGCTATGCACAAGGTTTAGGTTTTTACGGCTATGGCATATATCACCTTTTAAGTGGCTGTATTGATGCTAATACAGAAATACTGCGCACTATCATTGACGGTGGCAACATATCTACTCGCGGCGGCGGGTTCGTATCGCGTGAGGCAAAGCTGGCGGTCGATAAGCTAAATCTAAATAAAAAAAGCAAGAGTCCTGCCGCAGGAACATGGCAAGAGGTAGATAGTTCCCCAGAAGACCTAGCAAAAGCCTTTTATCCCATTCCAACTAAAGAACCAAGCCCGGCACTCATGAGGGCGTTAGAGTATTTAGATGGGCGCGGTCAATCAATGGCTGGCACAAGCGGCGTACTGACAGGCGATAAGGCTATGTCTAATGCGCCAGTCGGTACGGTGTTGGCATTAGTCGAGCAAGCAAGCATTCAATTCAGCGCGATTTATTCCAGACTACATAACGCACAGACTCAAGAGTTCAGGATTTTAGCCGATGTGATTGCTGAAAATATCCCAGATGAGGGCTATCCTTACCGCATGGAAGGCAAGAGCGCGGTAATTATGGCGAGTGATTTCGATGAGCGCGTGGACATTGTGCCAGTTAGTACGCCCGATGCGGCAAGTAAGTCACATAGGATTATGCAAGCAAACGCACTGGCTGAGATTACGGGGAAATATCAGGGATTGGTTGATCCACGCTGGGTTCTTGAGCAAGTGCTTAATGCAATGCGCGTTACTGTTCCAGAAGATAAATGGATTGAGCAGAATAAATCAGATCCGTTGCGTGATGCTCAGGTTGCTAAATTGGAAGCCGAGGTTAAACGTCTTGAGGGATTGGCTAATGAGTCAGTAGCTAATGTTGCTAACAAAAACATATCAACTGTATTTAGCGGCGTACAAGCGGGAGAGTCGATTTTAAATGCACTTAGGTTAAATGGAGTTAATAGTGGAATCATTGCAATGGTGGATGAATTACTTAAAACAGCAAATTTTGTTGATGCAAATAAATATCCAATTACCACATTTAGCGGTTCTGAGCTTGGTACGCAGATAGACTCAAATGGAATGCCCGACCAAAACACCAGCCCACAATTCCCCCCGATACCACAACAACCAGCAGAAGCAATGCCAGAACAACCACAACCAGAACAAGTGCCGCCACAAATGGAAACGCCAAGAGCAGGTATTGAAACCATGCAAAACGAACAACTACAATAATGTTATGTTATAACGTAACAATTGGATTATAATCATGCGTGACGACACCGAAGACGCGCTATTACTAGCGGCAAATGAGATTAAAAAACTACGTTCTGAGTGCGTTGCCTCCCTGTCAAATGGTAGCTGTTCATCTTTTGACAACTACAAGCGTGAGACAGGTAAGATAAAGGGTTACGATGATTCCCTTGAAATTATCGGAAAATGTTTGAAAACAATCCAAACGAGGGATTAAAAAATGGCTTTAAATTTTGAAGCGGACGGCGTACCAGTTGAATTGTTACCCAAGCCTACGGGCTGGCGGGTATTGATCGCGCCCGTGAAAATGCGTAAAGAAAGCGAGGGCGGCATAGCATTATTGGATGATAGCGTGAAAGCGGCTGAGTATTTTAGAAACATCGGCAAAGTAATTGCAATGGGTGATTCTGCTTATGACGACCCGTCTTTTCGTGGTGGTCGTGAATTTGGAACATCACAAGCATGGTGTAAAGTTGGCGATATTATTCATTATCAATGTCACGATGGCGTTAATCTGACAATTAGTCATAACAAAGAACAGCACAAACTACGGTTTATCAATGACCGCAACGTAGTGAGTGTGATTACTGATACTGCGGTTATCGAGGTACTGTTATGATAACGGAAATAGATGGCGCGTCTAAAGGAGATTTTCACGATAAAAATGGAAATATTACTGAGTATGTAAATTTCGTTTATCGGTCAGATAGTCAATTTGAAGTCGCTCAAAAACTTGCATCCGATATTCAGTCGATAAGAAATTTATTGAATGAATCAAATGTAGAAGATGACGAGCATCGTATTATCTATTGGCGCAAGAAGCCGTCGATTGGATTTGAAGCGCATACTGTAGGAGACGCAACGACTTATACTGGTTCATTTAGAGTCGCAACATATCCGCAGATTAACTTAAAAGGATTGATTCCATGAGTTTTAACGAAGACTACGATGACGATTTGGCAGACCTAGATCTGTCGGTTGATTCATCGGACGAAGACCAAGACCAAGACCAGTACGATGATGACTTAGGCATTCAAGTTGTTAGTGAGGTTACGCAAGCCGAAGCCAAAAAGCCCACACGCGCTGAAAAGCGGATTAATGAATTAACGTGGAAAGCTAAAACGGTAGAAGAACAGTTGGCGGCTGAACGAGCCACAAACGCAGAATTAGCGCGGCGTTTAGCTGAAATAAACGAAGCTAAAAACACTGAGCAAGTCGCAGCATTACGCGCTGAAAAGAAAGAAGCATTGGAAATTGGCGATTATGACCGCGTAACTGAAATTGATGACGCTCTTATGGATGCTAGGCTTAATAGTCAACGGCAGCCAGCACAGCAAGTACAACAACCAGTAGCGCAACAACCAGCACAGCCAGAAATACCACCTGCACAAGCAGCTTGGATGGCTAAGAATCAGGACATCCTAAGTGACCCTGATAAAGTGGCAAAAACCGATAGAATCATTAAGCAATTGCACGACAACGGATTTAGAGACGAAGCGTTGTGGAAGCAATTAGACAAAAACATTCATCGCGTTAGACCTCCTTCTCAAGCGGGTAATGGTGTTGGGAGTGGTGACGGCAATATCTCTACGCAGGGTTTAACCCGTGCGGACATGGAACACATTAAAGAACTTGGCTACGACTACAAAGACAAAGCTGTTCAACAAAACTATTTAAAATCAAAACGGAGTGCGGCAAATGGCAGAGCATAAAACAGCAGTATCATCACCTGATACTCGCGGACAAAGAGAAGCCCATGTTGATACCCGTAGCATCGAAAAGATTAACGAATTTTTTGATGACATGAATCCGTATGCAATTGAAAAACTGCCCAAACTAGAGGGCATGGTTTTACAGTGGCATCGCGTCAAGAATATGGGCGAAGATGACACTAAAAATGTCATGAAATCAATCAGCAAAGGCTGGCGACCCGTGATGATTGATACGCTAAATCAGGCGGCAAAAGAAAACGGCTTCGATACGCCGTACTTACCGACCACTAAATTTAGCGAACAAGAGGGCGTTGTAGGTACGCATGACCTTATTCTAATGGCAATACCGCAATCACACTTCGATGCTTACAAGCGTTCATTGCAAAAACGTGTTGATTTACAGCAGCAATCACAGGAGACAATCTTTAATGATAGTCTCAACAAAAACATTCCATCGGCATTTGTCTCGCCCATGAAGCGCGGTGACATTCCGATTATTGACGATTAATTTTAAGGAGAGCCATCATGGCTTTTGGATTTAAACCATTAAGAACTGTCTCGCAGGATGAGTGTATCTCGCCCAATGAGTACAGCGTAGGCACATCGGCGGCAGCCATCTATTACGGCGATCCAGTCAAGCAAGTGACGGACGGCAGTATTACGGTAGCGGCGGCAGGTGATTTGATTATTGGCATTTTTGCAGGTTGCAGTTATACGGACGCGAAAGGTTTGTATCAGGTTGTGCCAAACTATGACGCGCCTAGCGGTGAGTCAGACATTAAGGCACTGGTATTCGATGATCCAAATATCGTGTTTGAGGTTTTGGCGGATGATGCTGTTACCGAAGCCAACTTAGGCGCGTTATACGATTTTGTTTATGCAGCAGGTAGTGCAGTTAGTGGTACAAGCGGCGTAACTCTTGGTATTTCGTCATTAGCAACAACTGATAAGGCTTTTCGTATGACTGGCTTATCAAAACGAGTTGGTGATAATGCTCGCATTGTCACTGGTATTTTCGTTGAACACGCATTACGCGGTGTTTCCGCTGGCGTAGGTGGTATCTAATGGCTATTTTATTAAGTACAGCCCAACAGCATAGACTGCGTGTTGGTATTGATTTTGTCATGAGCGCGGAGTACGCGAAAAAGCCTATTCAATGGCAACAAGTGTACGAAACGCGCAATTCTACAAAATACAAAGAAGAAATGTTGATGACTTCTGGCATGGGTACAGCGTATCAGGTCAGCGAATCAGCAGCTACACCGATGGACGGCGGTAAAGATGAGTGGTTAAAGCAATTTATCCATAAAGAGTACGCGCTAGGATTCTCTATTTCCCGTATCGCTATTGAAGATGGGCAGTATGAAGACATTGGCAAAGATTCAGGTAAGCAGTTGTCTAACTCTTTTTGGGAAACTAAAGAGATTCAAGGCGCGGCTTTATTCAATAATGCCACATCCACAGCGCGTGATTTTAAAGGCGGCGATGGTGTAGCGTTGTTATCGGCTTCACATCCTTTGGCAAATGGTTCGTCATTCAGCAATTTCCTTTCTGGTATGCAGTTATCCGAAACATCATTGGACACCGCGCGTATTATGATTGAACGTGCAGTGGATGAAAAAGGTTTGCAGATTGCGTTGAATCCTCAAGACCTGATTATCCCCCCTGATTTAGTCACAGTTGCACATCGTTTGTTACAAAGTACGCTTAGACCGGGTACAAACAACAATGATGCCAACTGGATGAAAGACATGGGATTGTTCGGTAAGCCTCCTATCAAAATGAACCGTATCATCGACCCTGATGCTTGGTTTATTAAAACGGATGCACCTAAAGGATTGATTCACTACAAACGCCGTGCGTTTAGTTTTGAGACTGAGTTTGACGCTAACACCCGTTCATTCCAAGGTTATGCAAGTGAACGGTACAGCTTCGGTCACTTCAACCCACGGGCAATTTTCGGCAGTTTGGGTGCGTAAGCTGGTCTTACTCAAGGTGGAATATATTCCACCTTGGGAACTTTAAATAGGAAAATACAAATGGCACTTTTTCAATCTCTAGGTAGATTAGTCACGCTGATGTTCGGTGATGCTTACTACGCGCCTATCAATGACAATAAAGACGGTGTAGCTGGTTATCCAGTAAACCTAATTAGCAAAATCAGCTTAGGCAGCCCTGTCGTAGCTGATGTGAACTATATTGCCGAGTCTCAGGCTATCGTAGACGCAGCAGTGACCGCTTTAACATTGGCACATACCACACTTGACGTACCGCGTAACATCACAGCAACGGGCGCAACTGGCGCGGATGCAGTTCTTAATGTTATTGGTACGGACGTGTATGGCAATGTCATCACCGAAACCATTACATTAAACGGCACGGCGACCATTCAAGGCGTTAAAGCGTTCAAGACAATCACATCAATCACGCCCGCTGGCGGTTCTGACTTAGGTGCAACCGACCTAACTGTTGGTACTGGTTCAAAACTTGGCTTACCCGTGAAACTAAATGCTAGGCCCGACTTATTGCAAGCGTGGCTTGGCTTGGTTCTGGACGGCGGCGGTTTAACTGTGGTCGTCGGGTCAACCAGTGCTGATGCTGATAAGCGCGGAACTATTGCGTTTACCAGTGCGTTAGACGGCTCGGAAGTCATTGTGTGGATGGCTGTTGATGCGTCTACCAATGCAAATATGGTCGGCGTTTAATGAACATTGCAAGCCTGATAACTATCGCTAGACGTGATTACCTTAACGACACTATTGCCCAAGGCGAATCTTGGGATGATGCGTGGTTTCTGCGTAATTTTTCCGAAGCGCAGCGTCAAGCTTGCAATCGCACAGACTTTATTTTTACCGATTCCCTGTATTTAACCCTTGCGGCTGATACAGGGAGTTACGTTTTACCAATAAATTTAACGCGATTGCTTTTTTTAACTTTCGATGACAGAGAATTAAAAAAATCATTACCAGAACAATTGCCCGAAGATTGGCGTACACGCTCAGGATTTAGCGAGAGCAACGACAGAAATTACATTGTGCGCGGAAACTTAGTTACCTTTACGCCCAAGCCTAATGCTACTGATACGGGGCTAAAGGTCTACATTGAGGGGTTTATCTATCCATCGACGGACTTTACTCTTACCACAGATACGCCTGTTCTCCCAATTGAATACCATGAAAAGCTTATTCACTGGGTTTGTCATAAAGCCTACAGTAATGAGGTAGCATCTGATGAACACATGGCAGCTAAGGATGAACGTAGGGCGGCAGATCACCTTGCTTTGTTTAATCAAGCATTCGGAAAACCTGTTCCTGCCAATGTACGTCAGCATCAATTTGAAACTAACCAGAGATAGACTATGAGTGATAATGTTTTTTTGCACTATACGAATGTAACAGGGGCAATGCTACCTGTCGGCGGTGATGATACTGAGTCCGCATTGAATGTTGTCGTAAAAGGCGCGTCTGGCAATATCACACTGACTGGCAACGTATCAGGTTTGGCTAGTGATACAGCGGTTAATAATGTTACAGCGGCAATTCAAGCCCTGCCTAATCTTACACAGCAAATAAATGGTACAGTGGCAACCGATGTAAATATCAGCACCTTAGCCACTCATGCTAAACAAGATGCCCAATTAACCGCCATTAATTTAACCACAGCAGCTATTAATACGGCAGCTAATCACACGCAGCCGGTATCGGTTTTAAACGGTAATTTAACCGCTTCAATCAAGCCGAGTACCATTTTAAATAGTCAAGTCTTGGTTGCTAATGCCACTTCACAATTAAGCAGCGTGGTTGGTAATGCGACCAATAAAGTGATGATTACTGGGAATGCTTCATTGTGGGTAAATATTGGTGTCAATGGAACAGCGGCAGCCGCAAGTGGGAGTACATTATTGACGGTTCAAGCTCAAGGCTCTTTGTTTGGAGTAACCGCTGGAGCAACCAATATCGCTGTATTAGCAGACAGCGGAACAGCAACGGCTTGTATCACAGAGTTTGATTAAAAATGAACAAACTCAACCGTAATTAACCATGCCTATCACCATCCCATTCACAAAGGGCATAAACAACACGGCGCGTCTTGAACGATTGCCAGATGGTTTTGTGCGCGAAGCAACTAACCTGAATATCGATAGTTCGGGCATTGCTAGTCAGCGCGATGGGTTTGGTTTGGTGATAGTGGGTGAAGTGACCACTATCTGGAGCGATAATTTACGTTGTTTTGCAGTGATAGATGGCGATTTAAAAGAGGTGTTCAGTGATTACACGGTATCAACACTACGCGCTGGAATTGGGCGGATACGCCTTGACTTCACTCGTGTTAATGGCAATTATTATTATTGCGGTGACTCAGTTTGTGGGGTTATTGCTGGAAACGTGGCGCGTTCATTCGGGCAAGAAATAGTCACGCGACAACCAACGCTAACCGAAGCTAACGGCGGTGCATTGTTATCAGGCAATTATCTGGTAGCAGTCACGCTATTAGATGATAATGGCATGGAGTCTGGCACGGCAGAGCCGCGTTTAATCACGCTATCGGCAGACAATAAAGCAATTAGGCTCACTGATTTGTTTGTTCCACATGATGCACGGTCAACTTATCTAGCAATATACGCTAGCCAGCGAGACGGTAGCGAATTATTCAGGCAGGGCATTATTGCCACTGGTACGTCAGAAGTGACGATTTATGAAGTTGATGCGCATACCAAGCCGCTGGATACTGTAGGTATTTTTCCTGCGCCTACAGGACAGCTAATAGCACATCATTACAGCCATTTATTCATTGCCCAAGGCAAAACCCTGTTTTACTCACTACCAAAGCAGTACGAACGCTGGAATCCATTCGATAATTACCAATACCCAAGCAACATCACGGCACTATGTCCGTGCGAGTCTGGAATGTGGGTGGGTACAGAAAAAGATGGTTTATTCTGGATTAGCGGCAGACAACCAAGCCACGGTGCAGAGGCACTGGGCGATTTTTTACAAGCTAAAAAACAGCACACTTCATGCCCCTTGCTTGGTAGCCAACAAATGATACCCGCAGAGTTCATTGTCGGCGGCAATGGTCAATACGGCTACATGGTAACAGCGCATGACGGCATGATTTTACTCATGGACAGGGGGCAGTTCGCTAATGTTTCACAGCAAAACGTGTTATTGCCAGAGTTCACCTCCTGCGCAAGCGCAGTCATAAAGCATCAAGACTCTTTCAATTATGTGGCCATCGTGTCAGGGGCGAAAGTTCCAGCGCGTGGCTATGAATTACAGTCGTATGTACCAGTGTGGGATAATGGTGTTTGGGGTGAGTAACAATTATTTTATTAACAGGACATAACAATGACAGCACCGGTATGGTCTTCAACAAACGCGCTAGACAATGGTTTAGCGTATCTCAAAACAAAGTGTAACAGTGTTGTATTAGTCGATTATGTCTATGCAGCGGGTGACAGCTATGCGGCTGTGCGCGGCACAGCGGACGTGAATATCATTGCGGAGCGCACTGGCATTGTATCAACGGATACTACACTAGCGGCACAAGGCACAAATGGGCGCAAGGCTACCATTGCCGCGCCAGCTTCAAACCCTACCGCAGTCAAGACATCAAGTGGTAGTGCGGGTTACCTGAAATATGCAGCCCTTGATACTGTTGGTTCTGAGGTGTTGGCAGTTTGGGATGTGTCTGTTGATCGCGTTATTATTTCAGGAGACCCAGTGCTATTTCCTGATTTAATTTTTAACATGAATCAACCTACAGGCTAATGCTTGCACCGCCTCGCCTTGAGTATTATGGGGATATTGAAAAAGCCAGTACGCTCAAAGGTGCGGCACTGGCTTTTTATCAGTTCGTCTGTAGTTCAATGGGTGAGGCGCAATCTATTCAGCGCGAGAAGCGCAACGATACTACCGTCATGCAAGCCACTATTTGGACTGCGTATGGTGAAAAACGCGGTGTCGTTAAGATTTATGTAGCTCCTGTTGGCAGTGAGGGCGAGGCAGTTCTTTTTCCTACGTCATTTAATGATACCGACTTAGGTACTCAAATCTATAAAGCTCCATACCCTGCCAAAAAACAAGGTGATTTGATTTTAGCCGATGATAATCCGAATTACTTAGTGCTACCCACGCCGACCTACAGCGCACGAACAAATTACTGGGTAAATGACAAGGAAAATGCCACTGTTAGCTGGGATTATGTCGAGTATTTAGATACAAGTTTCCCTGTCGGTCACATAAACAGAAAAAGAAAGTACGGGAAAATAGCGATAAACGGTATCGAAACTGGCTTACTTTGGGGTAAGTTTTTAGAGCCATTGGCGTGTGCATTAATAGAGGAAGATAGCGACGGTACGGCTGTTGAGCAAATAGTTATTATTTATCATGATAGGGTTGATTATGCTGAAACAGGGTTAAATCGGTACATCGGTGTTTTTGGTTACGAACTGGATTTTAATGCCTCTGACATTGTGCTTACAGAGATTATCGAATCCGACTTTACAGCACTTGGATATAGTGAAAATGAGCTAATTGGTTTTTTTGGAGACGCTAAACGACTGGCTATACATGGCACTGTTGATAGAATTTATTATCCAGCCGATCACCCCTATGGAATTACCATTCACGTTCCTACGATAAATACCCTTGAGTTTAATCCAGCTTACGACGGTATTTTAACTGATGAGATTATTTATGAGTCACAACCTTGGGTATCAGACGGCTATAACGAAGCATCAAGTGATGGAGTCACGACACTAATAGTGCCAACTGAGAATATCTCCTGTGACTACGTTGATATTAGGGGCGGGGTAGTTTCTTTTGCTGTAGAAAAGACCGCTTCTGATGTTCAAACTATCACAGAAGCAACAGCCCCATATTTTACTTATTACCCGCTCCAAACTAAAGTAGGGGCTAGTGAATATTATCTGGTCTCATGGTCAAAAAAAGATGGATTGAATCGGGATTTGCTTGCGACATCTTCCAGTAATTGGCAATCGACCCAGACTTTAACAAGCGGAGATACTGGATTAATTACATCTGTAGTCTCGGACGCGACATGGACATACATTGCTTTATTTCTAAAAAAGGTAAGTGAGTGCATTTATTCCGACGTATCCCAGCAGCACACAAGTATGAAAGAAGAGGGCACTTTGCCAAGTGGTGATTATGGGGTTATAAGCGAGACATCCATCACTACTACTGCGTTATCTGTGATTTCAAAAAAATCAGGAGTGCTATACACGAGTGACAAGGCATTAACAGAGGCATTTGTTGACGACTATTCATACACAAAAAATACAATGGTAGCCACAATTAATACCTATGACGTTGTTGATGGTGATTCGATAGACAAATCATTTACGCTTATTGCAGATTTTAAAGATAAAAAGCGCAAGATAGTAGAGCAGTCAACGACCTGCATATCACTTACCAAGCTCCCTAAGCCTAGTTAGATACCCGCCCCTGTCTTTGCACTTGCCGCAACAATACTTCTTATTGGTGAATCCAAAATAGGGTTTTAGGCATTCTGGGTTATTGCAGGTATGGGAAACAATCTTCCTCATACCCGCAAGCGACCTACCTATGTTTACCGTATCGGGCATAGCGGTACTTCTATCACGGTTTCGTTTATCTTAATATCAAGAGTGCCATTATTATTAGTATCTTTTGCAGATGAAATCCTGCCAAGATAATTAATCGACACCGCTTTGATGTTACCTTGTGAGCATATTTTCACATACTCAAAAGCACCTGTTACCCCCTGATTAGAAAACTCAATGAAATTAATAGCGACAGAATTGATATTATTTTCGTTTATGCCCTGTAATTTAACCGCCGATACCGTGAAATGTTCAGGCAGTTTGTCGTAAATCCTCAAAAAACAGCCTACGTTATTGCAGTCGGTCTGTTTCACGATAAGGTACGCTTCCTTAGTAGTCACTCCATCCTTATCAAGGTATTGCTGATTAAGATATGCTCCAACTGGAGTACCGCGCTTAATCGCCTCGCTACGAGTCAGATTTAACGCGCCAACAAGTTCATTATTATTAGCGGTCATTCGACTGTTACTAAGCATATCAAAAAATGACGGCGCGGCAATGATTGCCAAAGCGGCGGTAATTCCAATTGCCACCGTAAGCTCAAGTAACGTAAAGCCGTTGTGACCTTTCATGATTGCACATACGCGATCAAGTAGGACAGGCACAAAATCCACGCAAAGAACAGCGGCGATATGTGCATTTCTTTGATGCGAAAGTGATGCAAAACCAGCGCAGTACGAAAGTTAAAAGACAGGACTAGGAATCCAGCGATTGACAAAGCTAATAATAAATAAATTGCACTCATGACACTCTCCAAATGGATTGAAATAAAACTACGATTAAAGTATTCGCCTTTTTTCGCCTTTACGCAAGCGCGTAATTATATGCTATAGCAAAATCAATGGCTTATATTTAAAATAGTTATAATTTATCGCCATTAGTGCGATAATTACTAGAAATTTAAGGAATGGTCATGGCTACACACGCATATTGGGCAATAGAAGTTACAGATGTACTAGGCGATCCATTAACTTACGGGACGCTTATTAATGAGCTTAAGATGTTTGACACTGGCGGAGGTGCTGACTTATGCACTGGCGGCACGGCTTCTGCTACTTCTGAGCTTAGTTCTGGATATGTGGCGGCTTATGCTTTTGACTCCACCGCCCTTTATTGGAGTTCAGTCAATCCTTTATCTTCTTCGCAAAAGCTGATTTATCACTTTGCCACGGCTGTTGATGTTATTTTCTATTCGCTAACAGTGTATGGTGTCGGTACTAATGAAAACCCTAAGAGTTGGAATATCCTTTATTCTGATGATGGCGTGACTTGGACAACGGCAGAGACACGAACTGGTATTGTTTTTTCTGCGACTACACAGATCTTTAATATAGGCCCAGTAGATATTCCAGCAACACCACTAACCGCTGAATCAACACTAAATAATCCCACTGCTTACGTCATAGCTAATGCGTCAGCAACCGCACTAGCCTCAATACCAACACTAAACAATCCAGCGGTAAACTATCCGCAAAACATAACAGCAACCGCGCTAACGTCCACGCCTACATTAAGCGCGCCCACTGTTGGCATAATAGCAAAAACACCAGTAACCGCATTAACGGCAACACCAACGCTAAACAACCCTACTGCAATGTCGATACAGCGCGTTGATGCTGTGCCGCTGTTTTCTACACCTACTGTTAATAACCCAAGCGTGGGCGTGATTAATGTTGTCGGTGTCTACCCGCTTTACAGTACGCCCAGTCTTACAGTTAATGATGCAAACTACCTAGGCTATGCCTACGGTACAGAAACAAAAGCTATAACCAATTACAGTAATTTTAACTTTACTGGGTCGTGCGTGTTTAACGGAAAAACTTTGCTTATAAATGATACCGGGGTGTTTGAGTATGGCGGTGAGTCCGATAACGGAATAGCGATAGTTGCCAGCATGAAGACTGGTAAGATGAATGGTGTACCGGGCAAGAATGGCGTTTACCCAAGCAACAAAATTAAGCGCATACCCGATGCAAAAATTGTCATTGATTGCGACAAATCAGGCGGAAAAGTGACGGTAAATGTCACAGAGGACGAAAACGCGCCTTTATCATACGCAAATGCAATCAGTCATAGTGGTTTTGCCACTCACCGCGTACCAATAGGGCGAGGTATAAAATTTAACTATGTTCAGCTTGAAGTAGTTGGCACAGGATGCGCACATCTTGATATTAGCTCTATTGAATATAACCCTGTTGAAAATGTTAGGAGTGAGCGGTAATGTCAGCACAACATCAATTTTTAAATTCTATAACATCGGTAAACGATTCATATCTTAATCGGTTATTCGATGAGGCGGTAAAAGCTCTTACAGCCGCGACAAATGCAGTCAATGGTATGTCGACGGCATTAACGCCTTTTCCTGACTTTTCAGGACTTACTACCGCGCTGATAAATCCTTCTGACATTGCACTAGGGGCTTTACCTGCTATCCCAACAAAGCCGCTATTGCTAGATGTGCCAATTGGTGCTATGCCAGCCGCGCCTTATTTATGGACTACGGTAATTGCTGATAAGGACATGATTATCGGGGTCATCAATCGATTAATATCCGAGATTGAATCGCTACTAGCAAACCCTTACGGTGTAATGGGGGTGATGTTTGATGCTATTTATGCCAAGGGTGTTGACCGTGAAACAAAATTACAGCGTGCAGGTTATCAAACCTACTTAGCCAGTAGTTTATCAATGGGATTTGAAGCGGCAAGCGGTCAAGACCAAGCGGCATTCATGCGGTTTGAACTGGAAAAGAAGGGTAAGCTATCGGACATTAACCGAGACATCATGATTAAGCAGATTGATGTTGAGCTGGCTATTAAGCAAAAGGCATTGGATCAATTGTTATCGCTCAACGCCAGATTGCTTGACTTAAAACAAGCCAGTGAAGGCAACGAACTAAGTCTGTATGACTCACAGAAAAAAACTGTTATCGATACGGCAATGCTTTACATCGATATTAATAGGGGTTTTATTGATATATACGCAAGCGAGATTCAGGCGTATTCATCATTGACTGGTGTCACTATCGAAGAAGCTAAGTTCAGGATGGAGCAGTACCGACAGGTTAATGAGATGAATATCCAGCTAACCAATATCTCACTGGAAAAAATCAAACTGATTGAAGCGCATTACACAAGCAACGCACAGCTTGGCATTGAGAAGATAAAATCTATTGCAGCCGTTAATGGTCAGGTCGGTGCAAACTGGATGAACGGTATTAATCTTAGTCAGTCGTTTAGTACGGGTAAATCTTGGAGCTATGGCGAGTCGCTTTCTGCTTAAAAAGATGTATAATTACATTGTCGCCTGTTGGCTTAGGCGGCACAAACAAACGCATAGAACCTTATTAGCCTATTTTATTAACGTAAATTAGGACAATCAAAATGTATAAATACCACTCAATAGAGCAATTCAGAAACGTCATAAAAGATATTGGATTTGCATTTAAAGATTCAATGCCAATTCTTGAATTTCAAGGTACAGTGAAAATTCACGGCACAAATGCCAGTGTTGTTTTGCCTGAAAATTATGCACAATCAAGAAACAATATTATTACAGTTGAAAACGATAATGCTGGATTCGCTAGATTCCACAATGAAAAATCACTCGTTTTTCTGGATTTCTACAGTCAAATAAACACCGATTTACCAATTGTTATTTATGGTGAATGGGCTGGAAAAGGAATACAGCGCGGCGTTGGAATTTCTGAAATTGAAAGGTCGTTTTTCATTTTTGGGGTAAAAGTTCTTGCCGAGGTTGATACTGAAAAAATGAATAGCATCGCTGATTTTGTCGCTTACGCAGTAACTGAAAGTCGATTAAATCAAGCGTGGAACGAGTTGTTTGAGAAAACCAATGTTGAGCCAGATATTAAGTTGATAGGATCATTCATAAAATGGGTATCTCAAGATGTTTCAAAAGAAGAAGCTGATGTTCTTACTGATAATAATTTGACCATGAAAGATGTAGGCGGGATTTTATCTAAAAAAGCAAAACAATGGTTTATGGGTAATATTTAATAATAGCTTTCATCGAAGGTAGTATTTTTTAATTACGAACAGGACAATCAAAATGAAAAAGCTATTTTTAATCGCCTCACTAACCCTGCTATCAATGCCAGCTATCGCAGAGGTAGACTGCGACCTTCTGTCCACGCAAGTACAGGGAATCACGGACAAACAGGAGCGCAACTACGCCGCTGATTTGTACAATTCCCAGTGCAACGGCGGCAGTCAGGTTCAACAACAAGAATCAGATCCACAGCAAATTAATACCGTACCGCAATATGTGCCGTCTACTGGGCAATGGTGTCAGGTTGTTAATGGCGCGATGAATTGTTGGAATTAAAGTAAGCAATAGGAATAATGCCAGAACTCAGAAACCACCCCTGCTACCAAGAAGCGGTAGAGAATGCTTTTATCCAAGGCGCGATAACCGAACAACAGCGTGATGAACTCTTAAGCCCACCTTAGACGTGGGCTTTTTTGTGTTATAATATCCGCGCGGGTAGGTAAACGTAACCGAGACGCTACCTTTAGAAAGTAGCTCCGCACCATCTAATCCTTATCTAAAAAGGCAACAACATGAAAACCCTGATAGAAACCCTTAATAATCCTACCGATGACGGTCTTTACTCGCTAAAAGCATTATGCGCGGCGGCAGGCAATTATGAAAAGAATAGACCCTACGATTTTTTGCGCCAGCCATCTATCAAGCGATACCTGCACAAATCTCCCGTTTTAAATGAGTTGACAATTAGAAAAACACAGGGTCGAAACGGCGATACTTTCGTTAATAAGCACTTGGTATACAGATTTGCAATGTGGGTAAGCGATGATTTTCATGATTTAGTAATTGATACATTCGACTCATTGCTGAATGCAATCACCACACAAGAAGTAATTGATTTAAAATTCCAGTTAGACAACGCACTCCAACAAGACATATTCGCAGTGGCACAACAGCCGCGTGATAAAAACTGTTTGCAGGTGCTAATGAACTGCACACCTTTCCAAGTGAACCAGTTTTATGATGAGCTGGAATATCAAGGGCAGGTTAAAAGCCGATTAGTGCCACAACCACCAAAACGGATATTTGAAGCAACCGATAAAAGTACCTGTATCGTTGGCAAGAAAGGCGATACATTATTATTCAGTGAATCGGTTAGAGACTTGTTCCCTGAGCAACAAAACTGGACAGACTAATTTATCCTGCTATACTGAACTCACGTTATCGGAATGTGCTGTAACACTGAGCCGCTAACACAAATTTTATAAAGCCCTGCTTCTAGTCAATTGTTACTAGGGTTCGACTCCCAAGAGGGCGCACCAGTTTAGACAGCGGGAAAGACTGCTGATTGGGTGTGTTTGATGCAGTAAACTGTGTATAGTTCAAATGGCTGAACATTGATTCATAACCAAAGTTGTAGGTTCGAATCCTACTGCACAGTGTTTTTTAGTTATTATTATCAGAGTGTATTTCAGTTGGTAGAATGAACACCTTGGAAGTGTTCGGTCGGGAGTTCGAGCCTCTCCACCCTGATAATAATAATTTAGCGAAGTATATCAACGGTAGATTGTGGGTCTCATAAGCCTAATGTAGCTGGTTCAACTCCAGCCTTCGCTACCAAAATTAATGTTCCATAGTGTAGCGGCAACACATCACACTTTGACTGTGAAATCAGACGTTCAAATCGTCTTGGAACTGCCAGTTTTAAATGTTCTCATCGTCTAAAGGTTTAGGATAGCGGTCTTTCAAATCGCTGATGTTCGGTTCAAGTCCGACTGGGAACGCCAATTTTGAGAATACACAAAGGTTGTTAGCCGTCCTTCCAAGTCGGTCATGCGGTTTCGAGCACCGCTATTCTCTCCACGAGCAAGAGTGTGATTATCGTAGAGAAGGCAGGGGATGCCCCCATGCGCTGCACTGAAAGACAACCGATAATGGCGGCAGGGAAGACTACAGGAAACCAGCAATCGAAAGAACGCTGGTTTTTTATTGTCCGTCGTATCACGAACAGTGATAAAATCAAAGGTAAAATAAACACTGGAATTTAGCAATGAAAACTCAACGCGCACCACAACTGGCAACCTCACGCACAGGCACTATTGACGGTAGCGGTTCTGTGACTAAGGATAAATACCCCGCGCTGGTAGCCAATAAAGAGGCGATCCTTAATGCAGGTGCAGCAGAGGCATTTGCAAAACTCATGGGTATGAGTATTAATGAATTTAATGGTATTTATGCGCCTAAGGGGGCTGAGACTAAGGTAGTTGATGGCGTGGTTCATGCGGCGGCTGGTGCGTTTAGCCCTTATGCCAAGAAGCCTGTTGGTATTGAAACGCTAATGGGCGAAAAGACACCGTCTTTGCCAGTTGATAACACGGCTAATTTAAGTCCAGATGCCACATTTAAAAACCAAGGCGTATTAGGTGTAGCTGGAGAAAATATCGGTAAAATGGCAGTCAACATTGGAGATGCCCTTTCTACTGGTCATGAAGCGGTAAAAACCTTGTCTAGCGGAGCAATGGAAGGAACAGGAAAGCTTTTATTCGGCAAAGATAACAAGCCGTCACTGGACATTCCAAATATACCTGAAATTGCTTCTCATCCTGATTTTAATGCAACTGCGCCCTCAATTTTGCCATCAACAAATCAAATAAGCGCACCCAAGCCAGAAGCGACCAATGAAGAAGTTGCGAATATGGTGCGCGGACTGCCCAATCCTGTAATTAATGTTCCAGAATTTACTCCTACAGGCGGAGCGCGGTCAAATGTAGCAACAGGCGAACAACCAGCGGCAAACACAGCACCGTCATTATTACCAGCGGCAAAAATAAACAACCCAAGCAAGTTGGATTATGAAACTATGCCAGCGGGATTTACTAAGCAGGTTCAGAAAAACGGCAACATATCATATAGCGACAGACCGATGACAACAGAGGGTGCACCTGTGCCGTTATTGGGCGCAAACAACTCTACGCCACAGTCACGCTATGTGCCCCAACAATCTGGCTATGATGGCTTGCGGTCATTTGATGATACTGGCATGGGCGGAGAGGGTCAACCAATTCCAACCTTAGCAGGTAAGTCAGAAGTACCTGCGCCACAACCACAAGCCCAACAAACCGTTGCGGAATCGGTAGTGCAAGCAAATCCTAATGCGAGTTCTATCGATATACGAAACGCCGAAAACAAAGCAGCATCACAGCAAGCCAAGAACCCGCAAGCACAGCAAACCGAAGCACCGCCTCCATCTATCAATAATGGAAGACTTGTGCAACAACCCGCGCCACAGCTATTAACGCCTCCAGCACCACAGCCTAATCAACGCGGCTTTGTTGCCCCGCAAATACAAGGGATTCTTAGCCCAGAAAATCAGGCGGCATTGAATGAGCAGGTATCGCGTAATCTTCTTACTATGAATCGAGGCACTGGCAATATGAGTGATGCCCTTGCAACAAAGTACGCTCAAAAGAGCATGGACACTATTTTAGGTAAAGATACGCAAGACCGTTCGGCAGCTCAGGCGAACAACAACCAAGCGCAGGATGAAAGCCAATACCAGCGCACTGCAAAACAGAAGCAGAGTGAAGAAGCGTGGAATCAGATATTACAGTCTGATGCGTCTAATTATGGCAAGCTTAAAGACCAGCAATCACTAGCTACAGGAAAAAGACAATTAGAGTTTGATGCGGTAAAAGAAGCGCAAAAACAAGCTAACTTTGAACGCGAACAAGCTCAAAAAGAAAATGCACCTGTTGACTATAAATCGATTAATGAATCTGGCGAACAGCGATCAAGAACGATGACACCTAAACAACTAAAATCGTATGAGTCTGATTATAACGATGCACTGAGAGCCTTAGAGATACACAAGGACAATCCAGAGATGATAGCTAAAATAAAAGAAAAAATGGCTTTAAGAGGGTTTAACTAATGGGTATGTTTGATGAGTTTTTACCAAAACAAACGAGCGATAAAACGAATAAGCCGCCTGTTATTCCAGCTAAGGAGGAACGCACTGGAACTGGAATGTTTGATGAGTTTTTGCAAGCAAAGCCTCAAGCCCCGCAATTAGCCAACACAGCAAGCGGTTATCTTGATCTACCAAAAGGCGTAGTGCGTGGCTTAATCAGCTTACCCGATGCTGTAGCCTCGACCGCACAAACTGCGTTAGGTGGTTACGCAAAAATAGCAGACTTGGTAGCAGGTAATGAAAACGCTGGTCAAGGTGGTGCGATTGAAAACACTGTAAATTCTGGAGTGGGAATTGCCAGAGATGCTACAACTCGCCCACTTGCTGATTTGGCAGAAGAAGCAATGCCTTATTCACAAGGTACGCAGGACGCACAGACTAAGCTTGGTACAGACCTTGAGGCAATAACCAATGACAGTAACTTAAGCACTGGGCAGAAAGCAGGTAAGGCATTCGGCGCGACTATTGAAAACCCGCGCGGCACAGTGCCATCATTAATTGAATCTATTCCTCAATTCGTAGCGGGATCGGCTTTATTGAAAGGTGCGAAAGTTGCCGAGGGGTTAGCTGGTGTTGGTAAAGCTGAAGAATTAACTGCTAAAGCGGCTAACGCAACATCAAGAGCAGCGCAAGAAGCGGCTAAAGCAGAAGCGCGGATAGCCAGCGCAAATATAGCGGCAGCTAATGGCGAAAGACTAGCGGCTGATGGATTGCCAAAACTGGCAACAAAAGCATCTAAAGAAGCTGATAACCTAATCGACAGTGCAACGAAAGCAAAAGCATTTGGTGCGACAAAGGCAGTAGAAGCTGAAGCACTGGCAGCAAAAGCGGCTAAAGCCGATAAGTTTCAAAACGCAGCAATCATGGGTTTAGGCAACGCTACACTTGAGGGTGCGGGTGCGTCTAATTCGGCGCGTGATGAGTTTTTAGGGTTAGCTAAAAATAGCCCAGACCAGTTAATGAAAAACCCGCAATTCGCACAATTGGCGAATGAAAAAGGGTTTGATGAAGCGGTACGAATTACAGCGGAAATGGCTGGTAATACCGCGTTTGCACCAGCGGCGGCACTTGGTGCAGGTGCGTCACTGGTGACAGGTGGCGGCTTAGAGGGTGCGTTATTTAATCGCTTAGCTGGTAAAGCGGGTACTAATGCAATTGCAAGCGGGGTAGTTCCAACATTAAAAGCGGTTGCTGGTGGCGTAGTAAAAGGCGCAGCAGGGGAAGGTATTGAAGAAACAATGCAGGGCGCGAGTGGTCAATATGCCCAAAACGTATCTATGCAGCCTTACACGGATGTTGATCCAATGAAAGGCGTTGTCGAACAAGCGGCAAGCGGCGGAGCAATGGGCTTGCTTAGTGGTGGTGTTGGTGGCGGTGCTGGTAGAGCTTACGATAAAGCCACACGTCCATCACTAGAAACTGAACAGGCTAACCAGCTTATTATTGATAACGCCAATACCGCGAAAGCGGCAACACAGGCTAAGGCGTTTTCTGATGCAAAAGCGCGTGGTGATATTTTGCAAGCGGCTTTAGCGGCTGGAGCAATGGCGCAACCTGCTAGTGTTACACCTACAATTAATCCAGCATCTACAGCCAATGCTTCTAATGCTGGCGGCGGCTCTGGTGGCAATGCAGGTGGCGCGGGTGGTAACAATAATGCTACGCCACAGCCAACACAACAATCAAGCCAGTACGGAGTAGCACAAGGCGCACAGCCAAACAATGTGAATCTTGACACTGCGCCGACATTGCAACCAATTGGAGGTAATGCTCTAAATGGTCAGACTGCAAAAAACGCACAGTTATCTAGCCCAGCAATTGAGGGTGAATTAGTTGATAACAAGGAAGTTAGCAACCCAGTAAATCGGAAATTGCTAGGCAGTGATGCGATTAATGGTGAGGTTGTCCGTGGCAGGATTGGCAATCAAAAACTATTGCCAGCACCAAAGCCAGAAGATGTACAGCAAGCGGCGGTTACACTGGCAGAAATCGATAAGGCAATCGAAGAAAAAACACTTAACCCCAAGCACGCTGATGATTTACTTCGTATCGCTCAGACTGTTGGTGTTGATGTTGCAAACATACCCACAGAACCAACTAAAGCATCAACTGTTACGCAGGACGAGCCAACTAAGGTTTCCAAAGTTCGTGCAGGACAGAATACGAACACTGGCGCACAACAACAGGCAGAAGTACCGAGTGTTCAAGCCAGTAATGCTACGGTTTCTACGCAGACAGCGGCGGTAAAACCTAGCGGTAAAACACCTAAAGGCAATAAAGATGCTTTCGTTAAGGCATGGGTAAATACTGAAAACAGAAAAGCTGGTAAAAAAACTAGAACTGCTACTGAAATAAGCAAGGACACGGCAGGTTTTACCAGACAAGCACAGGATGAATACGATAACCGTATCGTGACCGCGCTAAATAATGGCGAGAAGTTAAGTGCAAAAACCGAAGTCCCAGACCACGGGCTAACGCTTGAGGAATTTAGCGCACCACTGCAACCATCGGACAATTCCCGTGAAGCGCATAACGAAGCCATAGCCAAAGCACAATCACGCGGCTTAGTAATTAGAAATCAAACGCCATTAACCAATGATACAAAAACAAATACATCAACAGCTAAAGCACAACAAGCAACACAAGGAGCAGATTCTAACTCACCCGCAGCTGATAGCACTGGCGCACAGGAAGCAAAGGCGGGTGTTGTTGGTGGAGAAATGGCTTCTGGGCAAGTTGCTCTAACATCAACAGGCAGAAAAACAACGCCATACCCTAAATTCAATCTTTATGAACATAAAGACAATCCTGATAGAACTCAGATTTTTGGGCGTGACGTAACAAAAACAAATAACTGGCTTATTGAAAATGCTATTTTAGAAGCTGAATCTAGGGGCGATGACTTAACGCAAAGAATATTCCAAACTGATTATGATAGGTACAACGACAAGAAAAATAAGAATAGAAAGTATGGTTATGCCGCCGCTACAAAAGACCATGCAGAAGAATATTTATTTGGCGAAGTAATCCCACAAAGAAAATCATTTTTAAAGCCATTCTCACAACCAACACAGGAAGCCCCCAATGGCAAAAGCACGAACCCAACCCCGAAAGAAACCGACACGCAAGCGGTAAATTCTCGTAGTGGAAAATTTCCACTCCCAGGGCAATCAACCACAACAGTAGGCAACAACGGCAAAGAAACGTCCACCAAAACCGAAGTGCTAAATGAAGCGGGTGGGGCTAAGGCTGAACCCGCTACACAATTTAACCCTACACATACCGTTAATGACGACGGTGATATTGTGGCAGTGGCACAAAATGAAAATGGTGTCTGGGAGTCTCAGGATAAAACCGAGTATCAGGGCTATGATGCTGAACCTATTGAAAGCAAGGTAGCAACCAAGCCATTGAGCGAAATGGAAGAACTCAAGGCACAAATGGGGCAAGCCATAGGCGAGGCGGTATCCTTGCTTGGTGGAAAGATGAACATGACCGAGGAAGAAGAAACCAAACTTGTTCCTATCATGGCTAAGATATTCCGCATTGCCGCAAAAATGGGCTTTGTTAAATTCAAAGAAACTGCCAGTTATGTAATGGGGCAGATTAGAGAGCTTGCCGACAAAGAAACCGCCGATAAATTCACCCTTGAGCATTTGCTAGGCGGGTATGCTTCGGCAGGAGGTAAAGATTTTATTGGTATGAGTGAGATTAAATCACTTGAAGACCTGCTATCACAACCTGCTACCGACAAAGCCGAACCCGCTAAACAGGGCAAGGCGCAATTCAACGAAAACTTGAGTGCGGAAACCGATGAGCAAAAATACCGTAGCTTATTAGCAGAAGGAATGACCGATGGATTGATAACTGCTATTAAGCGCAACCTTTCAGAGTCTATTAGAAGCCATAAGAAATACACAAATACAGGAGTTGATAATAGATATATCGGGCAACTAGAAAAAGAAGCCGAAGACAGGATAGAGCAAGCAAAAACCGATAATAGATGGAACGATGAATTTTACAATAAGAGAATATCGGCACTTATAAATAAAGATATTCCTGAGATGTTGAGCTTCTTTGTGAACTCGTCTGATTTTAACGAAGGTAGTCAGTTAGGGTTTGCAAAAATAGCAGGACTTGGACGGTCGTATCTACGTCTTCCAATGAACGAAAAGCGTCAAAAGGTTTATGACTTTGCTGGTCTTACGGAGCAGGAACGCGCTGAACAAGAGCAAAGGCTTGTTGATGGGAAAGCAAAAGCAAAAGAGATAAGCGAGGCAGAATCTAAAGCGCGTAATGAGCAATGGATAGATGAGTCGGCTGAAAATGGCAATAAAATAAACGGCGTATCTGGAAAGAAATTTATTGATGATGCTATTGCGGCAGGATTTAACCAAGTTTTCAATAAGTCAAAAACAAATATCCCTCATTACCTGCTGCTTAATCCTGTAACACGGGAATCGTATGATTTTAGTGCTAAAAAATCAGTAATTAATCATTTAAGAGAATATGCGGAATTAGCTATTAAGCGATTGCAGGAAGCCGATCAACAGCCAGCTACTCCAAGGAACGCGCAAGCAAAAAAACAAACACTGCATTCACTTATATCCAGCGGGAACGTAAACGCAGTCCTAGAGCACATCATAGCTAATAGTGCAATTCCGCTACACCAAATCCTAGCCAATAAGCTAATCGGTCAACTTCCAGATGGCATAAACATAGTCATTGCCGATACGCTAAAAAATAAGCGCGGCACTGAGGGAGTCATGAATTATGACTATGGCACTAGGGCCATATCGGTTAATTTAGCAGTTACCCCCAAGTTAAAAGAAAGCGCAGTAGAGAAAGGATTTATTCATGAGCTGATTCACGCGGTAACTGGCGAAAAGATTAATGCCATCATGGGTAATACGAATGAATCCACGCTAACTAGAGATGAAAAAATAGCGCGGACTCAGCTTAAATTGATTGCTAACCTAATTACTAAGCACGTTGAAAAGAATGGTATTACAGGCGATTTAAAGAAAGTATCAGGATTAGCTACCGAAAACTTACGCGAACTTATCACCTATGGATTAACTGACCCCGTATTCCAAAAAATGCTTGCCGATATTAAAATGGGCAAGGATAAGACCGCGTGGACACAATTTGTTCATGCGATTGCTAAGTTATTGGGGATTGAGCTTAATACTGAACAGGAAACCGCGTTATCAGCTTTGCTGATGATTGGGGATAATCTGTTGATGGATGCGCAGGGCAAACAGTCTGGACAGCAACAAGTCATAGACGGCATTAAAAACAGTTCAATCGGTCAAGCTCTTGGTGATAAGTTGGTTGTGGGTACGGTTGGGTTTGATAAATCACCCGCTGAAACAAGTGAAGAAAGAGCGGCAAAAAGCTATGTGATTAGTAAAAACACCAATGGCACTAAAACTAATAATTACACTGTTTCATCTATGAAAGGAGGCACTATTCTTGCCGCGTTTGATTATATAAATGGTGCAGCAAAGGATGTTAAATTATATGTAGGCAGTATTTTTGGAAAAGACGCGGCAAAAATAGCCATTGATAGATGGGTTGCTGAAAGGGGTAATGAACCAACAGTTGAAAACTCCGTTACGCCTCAACAGCTTTTTGAGTTTAACAAAGCACTTCGCGGTGGATTAACTGCAAAGTCACCGATGAATGGCAGTGATTACAAGATAACCAAGGTGAACGATAACCTTTATTCTGTGTATCGTGATGGAAAACTGGTATCGCAACACGCAAGCATGGATTCTGCAACTGGTAGCTTTGTTGAAAAAGCTGTTAGAGTTGAGCAAGAAGAAAAGCCGCCAACTATTGAAGAATTAAAGGCTGATTTATCGGTTTTAGAGAATGAATACGCAAATCAAGGCAGGGTAAAAAATGCCAGAACAGCCGATAGAATTGATTATTTAAAGGGCGAAATTGCTAAGTTGGAAAATGAACCAACCGCAAAGCCTGTTGTCGAAAGCGTTAAAGAATCAGGATTAGATAAATTTAATATTACTCCAGAGCAAAAGGATTTTGCAAAGCAAGCAATGGATAGTTCACTAAAAACTAACGGGGCGGATATTTTTTATCTCAAAGATAGGGCTATCCTAGACGAAAGGATGTACGCGCAAGCTAAGGCGAGTATCAGGAAGTATTATGAAGATAATAGAGCCTTTAACGAACTTTACGAAGATGAATACATAGATGATGACGGTATCTTTAACTACCTAGCAAGTGAAGTAATTAGACTGGCAAAACAACAAGGTGAACCCAATGATAACCTACGGATCAATGCAAACCCAGATAGCGAAACGGCTAAAGGCGTTAAACCCCAAGACGTACCGACAACTGGAACAAACAAACCAACTACAACCACTTCTAAAAGAGAAAACGGAATCGGCAATGATGCAACTGGGTCAACTGACGAAAGCAGGGTATCAGGAACTAGAGGCAATGGAGATAATCAGAGAGGACGTGATGACCTCGTTCTAAATGATAACTTCACCATTGATTCACCTATTGCCGAAGGTGGGCAAAAAACCAAGTTCAAGAACAACATTAAAGCCATTGGTGCGATTAGAAAATTAGCCAATGGTGAAGCCTTAACGCTGGATGACAAAAAAGACTTGTCCAAGTATGTAGGCTGGGGTGGTATTCCTCAAGCCTTTGCTAAACCAGATGGTACGATTGCCAAAGGCTGGGAACGTGAAGCTGAGGAGTTAAAATCCACGCTAACACCCGAAGAATACGATTCTGCTAGACGTAGCACACAAGATGCTCACTACACCTCAAAAGAAATTATCACGGGTATCTGGAAAGCTGTTGAGCAATTCGGCTTTAACGGTGGTCAGGTATTAGAGCCATCGGTGGGCGTGGGTAACTTCTTCGGCTTTATGCCAGCCCAGTTAAAGCCTTACGCGAAGTTAGTCGGTATCGAACTAGACAAAATCACCAGTGCTATTGCTTCGGCACTTTACCCTAAAGCCAGAATATCAAACTCAGGCTTTCAAGATTACCGCATTAGAAAAGGTAGCTTTGATTTAGCGATAGGCAATCCACCATTCGGTCAGCAAAAGCTATTCGACAAAGAAAACAAAGACCTTAATCACCTATCCATTCACAACTTCTTTTTTGCCAAAAGTTTAGATGCTCTAAAGGATGGCGGTGTATTGGCTATGGTGGTTTCCAATAGCTTAATGGATTCCAATAACGCTAATGCGCGTGAGATATTCGGTCGTAAGGCTAAGTTAATCGGTGCGATACGTTTGCCTAATAATGCGTTTAGCAAAAATGCTAACACCACGGTAACGACTGATATTATTTTCTTACAGAAGTTAATGCCCAATGAAACATCAAACCCTGATACATGGCATGACATTGGTGAGATTAACGGAGTACCGATTAACCAGTATTTTATTGATCATCCTGAAAACCTGTTAGGCGAATGGGGCGCGTTTGATTCAATGTTCCGTGGTGATGAACCCGCGTTAGTCGCTAAAGACGGACAGGACACTAACAAGCTGTTAGCTGAAGCAATTGCGCGGCTACCTAAAGACATTATGCCTACTGCCCAACAGCCTATAGCGTTTGATGGTGACGGCAATCCTCTTTATCAATATGTGCCAAACCAGAACTATGAGGACGCGCTTAACTCCAGTGGCTTTACTGAGGATGAGTTTGATAAAACTAGACAGGATGTAGCGAATGCTCGCAAAAATACCTATATTAAAATAAAAGATAGATTATTTTTTAAGGATGCCTACGGATATATTGAAGAAGTAAAAGCCCGCATAAACTCAAAAGGCGAAGAAGTACCGCTTACACTTACCGAAAAGAATCGCATACTGCAAATGGTAGAGGTGTCTGATGTGGCGATAAAACTACGCGATTTACAGCTTAAAACCGATATTGGCAATTCTGAAATAGCATCGGCACGGGCAATCCTGAACGCGGTCTATGATTCAGCAGTTAAGAAAATCGGCTTCATGAATAATGCGGCGAATATCAGACTGTTTGAAAATGATGTTAATGCCCCGTTCCTACAATCGCTTGAAAAGAATTATGACGCTGGTGTATCGGTGGCAGTCTCTAAAAGTACAGGCGAACCCGCACGAAAAGAAAGCGCGGTAAAAGCTGACATCTTCACCAAGCGTACACAACAACCTTATTCATCACCGACCAGAGCCGATAATTCCAAGGATGCACTGACTATCTCAATGTCCGAAAAAGGCGGCGTTGATATTAAGTATATGCAGGAGCTAACAGGCTTATCCGTTGATGAAATTACCAAAGACCTGCATGGCTTGATTTATGAAGATGCTGATAAAGGCTGGGTATCAAAAGAAGAATACCTAAGCGGCAATGTTAAAGAGAAGTTGGCGAAAGCCACTAAACAGGAAAACATAGACGCGCTGTTACCCGTTATTCCTAAAGATGTTCAAGCTATCGACATCACCGTTAAGTCGGGCGCGGCATGGTTGCCTAAAGATGTTTCAGACGCTTTTATTGCCCATATCACAGGTGGTAGCAATGCGGTAGCCGTTTATTCAAGTTATAACTCGAAGTGGACGATTAACACGGGTTCGGTTGCTGGTAGCCAAGCGGTTGGATGGGGAACGTCACGCGCTGATTTATCCTATCTGCTAACCCAAGCCTTTAACAATGGGCAAGCGAGTATTTACGACACGCACAAGAACCCTGATGGTTCGGAGTCTCGCGTACTCAATACCGATGAAACTAACGCGGCAAATGAAAAGCTGGGTGAAATTAAAACAGAATTTGATGATTGGATATGGAGCGATTCAGTAAGACGTGATCGATTAGCCAAGATTTACAACGATACCTTTAACGTGTACGCAAGCCGTAACTATGATGGCAGTCATTTAAAGTTTGTCGGCAAAGTCAGTGATAGCATTTTCAAATTAAGACCACATCAATTTAATGCAGTGTGGCGCGTTCTACAGGGTGGAAGTGTTCTATTTGACCACACGGTAGGCACTGGCAAAACAGCAACCGCTATAGCCGCTGTGATGGAATTAAAGCGTACTGGCAAAGCTAATAAGCCGCTGGTTGTTGTGCCTAACCATTTGGTTGACCAATGGGGCAGTGACTTCATGCAGTTGTACCCTAATGCCAATATCCTTGTGCCAACTAAAAACGACTTTAGCGCGAAACGTAGAAAGTTATTGATGGCCCGAATTGCATCGGGCGATTATGACGCGATTGTTATCGGGCATTCACAGCTTACCAAGATTGAAAACCCCGCAGAGTTTGAACAGGATTTTATCCGCTGGCAAATAAACGAGGTGCAAGCGGCTATCAATGAAATGTCACGCACTACCGAGGGCAAAAAGTCACGCACCGTTAAGCAAGCCGAAAAAGCCAAGGATGCAATGGAGTCTAAATTACAGGCTCTTATTGATATGGAGCGTGATGATAACCTTGATTTTGAGCAGCTGGGCATTGATGCGCTAGTAGTTGACGAAGCGCACGAGTTTAAAAACCTGCAATACACCACAGGCTTAGAGCGCGTAGCAGGTTTAGGCAATCCAGTCGGGTCAAAGAAAGCCTTTGACCTATTTATCAAAACACAGTTCCTGCTTGATAAAACAGGGGGAAATAATCTGGTGTTCTTAACAGGCACACCAATCAGCAATGCCATTGCCGAAATGTTCACCATGATGCGCTATATGTCGGGTGATGCACTTAAAAAAGAGGGAGTGAATGTATTTGATGCGTGGGTTCGTCAGTTTGCCGAAATAGTCACAGACTGGGAATTATCGCCATCGGGCAAGTACAAACAGAATACCCGCCTTGCCAAGTTCTACAATATGCCTGAACTCATGGCGATGTATCGGCAATTTTCCGATACCATCACCCGTGAAGACATTGCCAAAATGGGTATTGCCTTACCAGTGCCTAAGGTGACAGGCGGCAAGCCTAATAACGTGGTGGTTGAAATAAGCGATGACCAAGAAAGCTATGTTAATAAGTTAATTGAACGCTCTGAAAACTTGCCCAAGGGCAAGCTAAAGAAAGGCGATGACAATATGCTTGCCATTATGTCTGATGCCAGAAAAGCGGCGTTAGATATGCGCTTAATCAACCCGACTTATGGCGATAATCCAGAGGGAAAAACTAATGATGCGGTACGCCGTATTAATGAAATCTATAAAGATACCCATTCAGTTAATGGTACTCAGTTGGTATTTTTGGATATGTCGATACCATCGGGCGCAGTTGCCAAAGAAAAAGCGGCTTATGATGAGTTGGTAGTAAAAGCTGAACAAGGTGATGAAACCGCACAGGATGCGCTTGACAAGCTATCACCCGATGATATATCAGCACTTAATCAAAAGTTCAGTATGTACGATGATATGCGGTCTAAATTGGTTGCGCTAGGCATTCCATTGAATGAAATCGCCTTTATCCATGATGCCAACACCGATATTAAAAAGGGTAAGCTGTTCGGTAGGGTTCGTAGTGGTTCGGTGCGTATTTTGTTTGGATCGACCAGCAAGATGGGCGCGGGTATGAATGTACAGAATAAACTTGTCGCCTTGCATCACATAGATGCGCCGTGGCGACCTTCTGACTTGGAACAGCGCGAGGGTAGAATTATTCGACAAGGTAATGAGTTCTTTAACGAGAACCCCAACTTTGAGGTGCAAATCCTACGCTATGCCACCAGCAAAACCCTTGATAGTCGGATGTGGCAAACCATTGAGGGTAAAGCTAACTTCATTGAGCAGTTACGCAAGGGCGATATAACCTCACGCGAAGTTGAAGACGTGGCAGGGGAAGCCAGTAACGCGGCTGAAATGAAAGCGGCAGCGAGTGGCAACCCTTATATTTTGGAAGAAATAAAACTCCGTGCTGACGTTAAAAAACTGCAATCACTGGAGAAGTCACATAAAAGACAGCAGTTTGATATTGAGCGCGACATTGCCAAGAATGAAAAGTTTTTAGATGAATCCAATGATATTCTTTCTGACTTAAAAGCGGATGCTGAACAAGCGAGTAACGCACCTGAGAAGTTTTCCATAACGGTAAATGGCAAGCTGTTTTCCGACAAGAAAAAAGCAGGTGCCGAAATTATCAGCATCGGGCAGAAGATGGCGTTAGGCGAGGAGAAAACTATTTCTTATGCTGGATTTAATATTATCGTTGAGAAAAAAACAGGATTTAGTGATCCATACTTAAAACTTACGGTAAAAACTAAAGCAGATTATTATGATTTAAGTTTTCATACTGACTACATTACACCTAATGCAGAAGAAGAAAGCGGGCAACAGCAATCACCGCTTGGGTTGTCACAGCGCATAGAAAACAAGGTTGATTCTATTATTGACCTTGTGCCTAGATTTGAGAAATCGATTAAAGCCGCTCAATCAGAATTGCCAAAGCTGAAAGAACAAATCAAGCCTTTCAAGGATGCTGATAAATTAAAAGAGGTTGCCGATAAACACAAAGAGGTTAATCGGTTGTTACAGGCTAAGGATGAGAATAAAGAACCTGATACTGAAATCAAGCCCTCAAAATCCACCCCCTCAACCAACACCCAGCCACACTTGCTAACTCAATCTGAGTTTAGAGAGTTATACCCTGACGTGCTACATAGGGTTGCAACAAATCCAGACCTTGATAAAAGGATTATTGAAAAGGCTGGAAGCAATGACCCGAAAAAGATATTTGAATACTACCAAGGGCTTTATCCTAGTGAATTAAGCGATGTTAATGTTGAAATAGTACCGACTCCACGCCCAACAAGGTCATGGTTTGACGTAGAAACTGGAGTAAATACCAAGACTGGCGAAGTTGTTACAAAAAAAACAATATGGCTGTTCTCAAAGTTTTCAGAACAGCAGCTAAAAGACTGGGATGTAAAAGGCGGTGGCGTTGATTTATCCACACCATCAATACTTCGTCATGAAATAGAACACGCTATTGACTATGCAAGAGGAAAAAAAGACGGGCATAAGCCTACTTCAAATCCTGACCAAGGTGGAAAAGCAACATTCAAGGATTTTGACCATGCCAATTTTTCAGTTGACTTTCTGCATAGGGCATTAGTTAATGATGCACTGAAAGAGGGGTTATCCGTTCCCGATAATGTCCTTGCTGATTACCCTGAGTTACAAGATAGAACAGGTGTGTTTGAATCGCGTGGCGATAAACCAACCAACGCCCACACCCTAACCTCATTCACCCAAGCATTCACCTCACAGCTTGATAAACAGTTCGGTCAAGGCTGGACTAAGTTGTTGATGGCTACGGGTAAGGTTAAGGTGGTTAGTAGCGAGGAAGCGGATAGGATTATTAGTGGTGGGGAGTTGTTTAGCTTCAAGCCAGTGATAATTGACCATAATGACGATAAAAGCCGAATACTTGTAGATACTGGAAAAGGTGAAAAATGGTTTAATACTGATGAGATTGGTATCGAAAGAGACTGGGTAGGAATAAATGCAGATAGTGATGACTTGCCTGAATTGTTGGCAGCAATAAAAAAGAAAAAACCATCCCAACAAGCTATTTACTCAGATGATGAAAACGAAGAAACTGCACTGTATGAAATAGATAAAGACGGCAATGCTATTGTTTACCACGCAACCAGTAAAGCCAATGCTAACAAGATATTAAAATCAGGGAAATTTCAAGCGGGTTCTTTTTTTGAGCCTAATGCAAACTCCACTTTGAAACACGTCACAGGTAGAATAAAAAACCCAGTAATACTAAAAGTTAGAATCAAAAAAGACTTATTGGGAAGCGCGGCGGCTGGTGCAGAAATATACGTTGATGATGCAGTTGAGTTTACACCTTTTGATGTAAACAAGCCTTATTTCTTTGAGTCTGATATTGATGCGCAATACAGCAAAAACGGCAAAGTCCAAGCCTTCTACAATCCAGCAAACGACACCACCTACTTTGCCGCAGACAACATCGACAAAAACAAAGACCTGTTAGGGTTAGCTGCGCATGAGTTAGGCGTACACGCTCTACAGCTTGGAAAAGATGATAAAAACTTCAAGGCTATCCTGTCAGAAGTTGATCGCATGATTGCGTCCAATTCCAGCAAAGCAATACGCACAGCACTGGCACGGGCGAAAGAAGCTAATACCAAGGCTGAACACGTTACCGAGGAAGTGTTAGCCTATCTGGTTGAGAACCATCCACGCCTTACCCTAGTTCAAAAATTCCTAACATGGTTCAGAAACAAACTACGCGCTATCGGTAAAGCATTGCCACCCGTACAGCGTACTGAGTGGTTTAGAAAAGTTACCGCTATGACTGAAAGTGATTTAGTCGGTATGGCTATTAGTGCGTTGAAGCAAGCACCGAATGATTTGTTGTTTGATTCTGTTGGTAGAAGTGGCGACAGCATAAAGCTTGCCCAGCAACAAGGCTACAAAGGCAACGATATAGGCGAATCTGAGGAATGGTTACGCGCTGTTGCTAAAGGATTGGATATGTCGAAAGAGGCTAGGATGGCTAGAGCTAAGGCTATGGGGTTTGATGTTGACACACCGTATTACCACGGCACAACAAACGCTGGATTTAATGAGTTTTCTAAATCAAGATTTAAAAATATATTTTTCTTTACTGAATCAAAAGCTTTAGCCGAGAAATTTGCTTATGAGGATTTTAATGAGATAAAAGAGAGTAAGTATAAAGAGGGGGATACACGAGATGTTTATGAAGTCTTTTTAAATAAAGGTCGCCAATTTACTAAAGAAGATGCTGAAAAAGCAGTGTATGGCTTCTATGACGAGGGCAATCAGTTTCTTTGGGATCAAGGGTATCCGTGGGAATTAGTAATTGCAGAGGTTAAAGCGGCGCATTGGGAGACATATGAGGATTACGGTACAGCTTACTTCCTTTATTATTTAAAAGGTCATGGTTTTGATAGTTTCACCCTAAAAGAGCCGACCAGTCAATACGATAGAACCCAGATAGAAACAATAGGCGTGTTTAACTCCAACCAAATCCGCAGCATAAACGCTGCATTCGACCCAGACTTCGCAGATAGCCCTAACTTACTAGCCAGTAAATTCTCAGTAGCCCCTAAGCGATGGTCGCGCGCATTCTTTGACTGGTGGAATGGTTCTAAGTTCTCAGACAAAAATGGTCAACCCGTTAAGTTTTATCACGGTTCAAACAGCACATTTTACGAGTTCAGTCATGCCAAAATAGGCACTGGCACACCGAACCACTCAACCAGTGGGTTAGGATTCTTTTTCTCTCCACAACGCGAAACTGCTACGAATTACGGTTCTGATGTGCGAGAGTTCTATTTGTCAGCGCAGAAAGTTAAGGACATGACTGTTGATCAATTGCCGCAGTTTGACAGCATTGAAGAAGCCAAGGCTTATGCCGATAAGCTCAAGGCGCAAGGGTTTGATGCTATTTACCTGAAAGATGCTAAATACGCCATTGTCTTTGAATCAAATCAAGCTAAGTTGACCAGCAATGAAGAACCTACGCAATCGCCTGATATTCGGTATTCAATGGCTAGTGCGGCTACCGATAGCATTAAATCTACCTTTAGCCAGAAAGCCAAAGACAACGCCATCTACCTGCTGCAAGACAAATACATCGACTTAAAACGCCGTATGCAGGACGTGGTTAAAAATGGCGGTATTATCACCGAAGACCAAGACCCGCGTATGGCAGAAGAACTTTACCATAAGCGTTTATCACAACGGGTTGATGACTTCCTGAAAGATGAGCTTAATCCTATCCTGAAAGGATTGCATGATGCTGGACTAAGTATGGATAGCTTTCAAAAGTTCTTACACGCTAAACACGCACCAAGCCGTAACGCGGTCATGGCAGAGCGTAACCCTAATCAGCAAATGATTGATGACGCTATCGCCTTACACACTGCTAATGGTGATGACAAAGAATTGGCACGGTGGAAACGCGCCAGACCGTTTAAAGGTACTGAGGAAGAACGCTTGTCACTGTCTGGAATTAGTGATGCTGATGCACAGGCTGTTATTGACGCGCTATCGCCTACCGATAAAGCCAAGATGCAAGCGTTAGCCAATAAGGTTTACGCAATCAATCAAAAGACACTGGATTTACAAGTCGAATACGGACTTGAAACACAGCAAACCATTGACGACTTAAATGCGGCCTGGGAAAACTATGTTCCTTTGCACCGTGATGAGGCGCACCCCGAACAAAACAGCCACCCTGTAGGTAGTGGTTTTAGCGTTCAGGGGTCAGCCTTTAAAAATGCTACTGGTTCAAATTCAGAAGTAACTAACATTCTGTCTCATATCGCTATGGCACGGGAACAAGCTTTAACTCGTGGCGAAAAGGCGCGTGTTGATACTGCCTTGATAAACTTCTTAACCGCACATCCTGATCCTGATTTTGCAGTAGTCGGTAAAGTGCCTACAGTTGATTCACTGGTTAATGGTTTCGTTGAAACCCATATTGACCCATCTTATCGCAACAAAGACAATTATGTGATGACACGCCACAACGGCAAAGACATTGGCATTGAGTTTAATCCACGCAACGAAAGCGCGGCGCGTCTAGCATTGGCACTAAAAAACATGGACGGCGCAGATTTAGATATGGTGGAAAACATAATTGCCAAAGGTACGCGCTGGTTTGCTTCGGTGAATACGCAATATAACCTTGTCTTCGGTATCATGAACTTAATGCGTGATGCTCAAGGTGGATTAATTAACTTAGCCAGCACACCGTTAGCAGGTAAGCAAGCCTCAGTAATGAAAGCTATCGCACCCGCTTTAAAGGCGATTTATGGCGCAGAACGCGGCAATGCCACAACTGGGGCAATGGCAGATTTATACCGCGAATATTCATTAGCAGGTGGTACAACTGGTTTTCGTGATTTGTTTGCCGATGTGAACCAACGACACAAAGCTATTCAGCGGGAATTTGACAAGCACGGCGACAGTCAAGCTAGATTAGCTTTATCAGCGACCTTTAAATGGCTATCTGACTTTAATACTGCAATGGAAAATTCTGTGCGTTTAGCCGCTTACAAAGTGGCGCGTGACAATGGTCTATCAATTGATAAATCAGCCAGTATTGCAAAAAACATCACGGTGAACTTCAACCGCAAAGGCGCGGCAACCACTAAAATAGGTGCGTTTTATGCGTTTTTTAATGCCTCGGTGCAAGGCAATACCCGTATGTTTGAAACCCTACGCAGTCCAGCGGGTAAAAAGTTACTTGCCAGTGGCGTAGCATTAGGCGCGGCGGCGGCATTACTTGGTATTACAGCAATGGGCGCGGATGATTGGGATAAAATACCTGAGTTTATCCGTGAACGTAATTTAATCATTCCTGATTTTGCCAACAAAGGAAAATACTTTGCAATCCCTATGCCTTTAGGCTTTAACGTGATACCAAACATCGGGCGAAAGTCTGTTGAAATGATATTCGGCAGTAACAAGGTTTCTAAAACTCAACGCTTCGGGGAGTTGCTAACTTCGGTTATCGATAACTTTAACCCATTGGGCGGTAAAGACATCGGGCAAACTATCACGCCTACGGTAGCTGACCCTATTGTTGCATTGTGGCGCAATAAAGATTGGACTGGTAAAACTATTTACAAGGAAGATTTTAGTTCACTGAATCCAACGGCAGGATTTACCCGTAAAAAAGACACGGCTACAGGTGCGTCTAAACTGGCAGCCGAAGCAATCAATAAGCTAACAGGCGGCACGGATTATAAGCAAGGCGCATGGAGTCCAACGCCTGACCAGCTCGATTATGTGTTCGGACAATTCGGCGGAGGAACATACCGCGAGTTAGCCAATGCAGCACAGGCAGCAGCAACACCATTTAATAATGAAGAATTGCCAGTGCGTAAAGTACCATTGCTGGGTAAACTGTACGGTGAAACTTCGGGCAATGCTGTTGAGCGTGGCGCGTATTATGATAATCTGAGACGATTGAATGAACACGAAAATGAGATTAATGGCTTGAAGAAAGAGCCGAGCGGCAGGGTTAAGATTGCCGAATACCTATCTGAAAACCCAGATGCAAAGATGGTTAATAAGGCGAAAGGCTTTGAAAAAATAGTTAATAATCTGACTAAGCGGCGTAAAGAGTTGATGGCTAAAAATGCTGATTCTTCGGTGATTAGAGGCATTGATGATCGCATTGCCCAGAGAATGAAGGTGTTGAATGATAGTGTTTTTAATAGCTTGAGATAGCCGACCTAACGACAAGACAGCGTTTGATAGCCCTGAAAAACATGAAATTACTATACTTGAACAGCTTAATAAATAGCTTGGCTAGAGATTAGCATCAAATATTATTTAATGATTATTTTTACAAAAAATAGTATATAATGTAAATTCCTTCAATGAACGAGATTACATTATGGAAAAGTTAGTTAGCCTTTACCAAGGCAAAGAGGCGCGTGTTAGTACGTTTGGAATTTTCGCTGGGTTTGGTTATGCGGAGCATCGAAACTTTAAGTTACTGGTATCAAAAAATTTACATAGTTTTGAAAAATACGGCAAGGTATTCGAAGCGTTTCAAAACGATGCGAATAAAAAGAAAGGTGGTCAGGAAAAAAGCTTCTTTTTAAATGAAGAACAATTCATGCTTTTAGTTACCATCTCAAAAACCACGCCTAAAAGTATTGATCTAAAGATGCGCATTATTGATGAGTTCATGAGAATGCGAGCCGCTTTAGCTAAGGTCACTGCAAACAGAAATAATCAAGACTGGCTAAGTGCGCGAAAAGACGGAAAACAGGTGTACTTTCAAAAAACGGACGTGATTAAAACCTTTGTTGAATATGCTATGGAGCAGGGTAGCAAGTCAGCAAATATGTATTATCAGTCAATAGCAAAAATGGAAAACGCCGCGCTATTCATATTTGAGCAAAAGTACCCAAACATGAGAGAGGTAATGTCTATTAGGCAATTGATGCAAGTAGCTACCGCCGACCAGATAATTGAAAAGGCTTTATATGACGGTATGAGTCAAAAACTTCACTATAAGGACATTTACTTACTGGCAAAAGACCGTGTTATTCAGTTCTCAAGCATCATCGGCAAAAGCATGATTACTGAGTTGGAAAATAAATCATCTAAACAGTTGGTGCAATCATGAGTAAATTAAGGGTAATGTTCAAAATATTAACCGCCTTTGCATGGCGTGAGGAATTAGAGTTTTTTAGAGACATGGATACGTTTTTAAGCGCGACTGATAATGCAAAAGAAGATGGTGTATTGTCTGGCAATATTGGTGTTAGCGAACGGTTTGTTAATCGTTTTTTTGGGATAATTGCAGCGCATTTGCATGATGCTAAAAATTACAAGTCAATGTCATTTTCAAGGCAAGATACTGGCGAACCAATTGGTATTTTGACACTGGAAAAGTACGGGGCAAACAGCCCTGTAGTTGAAAACGAACGTCTTAAACAACTTCTACGCGACAATGGAATTAGTTATGAGTGAGCAACTAGGAATTAATCCAGCTATGGATGAATTAGCCCGTGATAATGGGCTTGGGCATTGGAGTTGTGTTAGTCCTTTGAGCTATCGGCTATGGGTTCGTAGTGATGGTATAACAAGTGATTATCATGAGTTATTTGCTATATTTGCGATATGGCAAAGTCTAAAGCGCATAGATAAATTAAATCCTATCGGCAAAGACTGGCAACAGCCAGCGTCAGACCAGCCGAATAGAAATAACCCACTATCCGCAATTCAGAATATGTTATCAACTGGTGTAGGCGTTACCAATAATCAATTCTTTGATGCAAAGATGTACGGCGAGATAGTGAAAGGAATTGCAGATAAAGCAGATCGAGAAAAAACAACCAGCCTTCAAAAACAGTCAACACTTGTGCAAAAACCGTTTGATATTAGGACAGCACTAGCAATCATGTCCGATAGAAATACAAAAAATGAAATTAGAAATACACAGGGCGCTCTAGTATATTCGTTTGGAGAAACTCACCCAGAAAAAGGAAGTTATACCCCAAGATATTTAGCAAAAACAACAGGTAATTTTGATATTATTTATGTCGATTCTTTGGGAAGGTCGCTAGATGGCAATAGCGACAATGATTTAATTGTATTTGTGTGGGAGATAACGAGTCGGTAAAAGGCTAGTGAGTAACACAGAAAACCCCGAACGCAAGAACGGGGTTTTTTATTGCCTAAAGAAAAAGGGTATAATCTGGAATAATTACAATATTACTCCAGCGCACAGTCATGACCTCAAATATCAATGTTTCAGCAATAAACGTCACTACCCCAGTTGTCGGGACTCGCTATTCAGCATCCGATGAAAGAGGAAGTCGAGTAGCAATAAAGAACGGATTGCAGACTGCGGCAACTGAGATTACAGCACTACAAAATGAGGTTGCCAACATTAGCAGCAATTTCACTGGTATAGTTGATTTTACCGATGGCGGCGGTTTCACTGGAAATGTCACCAACAATAACCTATCACTGATGCTACAGAACGCTAATGCTACTCAAAACGGACAACTAACATCAACTAAGTTCGTCGAGATTGGCAATGCCACAAGCGATATTTCGACCCTGCAAACAGCTTTAAGTGGCAAACAAGCCACGCTGGTTTCAGCTACCAATATTAAGACTATCAACGGTGTATCGATATTGGGTAGCGGTGATATGGTCATCACAGGCGGCAATGTTAGTGGTATTGCTGGGTTTACGGACGGCGGCGGCTTTACTGGAACGGTTACAAACAACAGCCTGTCTCTTGCTATGCAATATGCCAATGCTACGCAAGATGGTCAATTAACAGCCGATAAGTTCAACGAATTTTCTGCTAAAGGCACGTCTAATTTAACAATCGGCTCGACTAATATTACTGCTTTTGCGGGTGATTTAGGTGCGGATGCAGTCTCTAATATTAGTGTAATACAGGGCAATGTTACCGGGTTGCAAAACCTGACGACTATATTATCAAGTGATGCCAATACGACTAATGGCATCCTTAGCGGCGCAACATCGAACATTACGACCTTGCAAGGCAATGTTACCAACTTAACAAGTGGACTGGCATCTAAAGGCACGTCTAATTTAACGGCAGGTAATACAACTGGGACAGCTTTTGATGGCGCGTTAGGGATAGCCGCATACAACCATACGTCATTAACTAATAATCCGCACAATGTCACTAAAACTCAAATTGGATTGCCCAATGTAACCGACGTTACCCCGCTCGAATTACCTGTTTCAAATGCCACTCAATCCGCGCTAGATTTAAAGCTTGATGCAAGTCAAAAAGGCGCATCAAATGGCGTAGCTGAATTGGTGGGTGGAGCAGTGCCAGCAAGCCAATTGCCAAGCTACGTTGATGATGTTGTTGAGGTAGCGAATTTTGCGGCTTTGCCTGTTACGGGTGAAGTTAGTAAGATTTATGTCACTTTAGATACTGAATTACTTTACCGATGGACAGGTTCAACTTACGGACAACTGAATGGCAGTTTAGTATTAGGCGAAACATCGGCAACAGCATATCGAGGTGATAGAGGGTTAATCGCTTACAATCACTCGCAAGTTACGCATGATAAATCTTTTGTTGGGCTTGGTAATGTTAGTGACGTAACATCATTAGAGCTTCCAATATCAAACCTGACTGCCGCTGCATTGACCGCAAAAGCCGATAAATCAACAACTATTAACGGTGTTAATTTATCGTCAAATATCACCTTAACCACGGCTAATATTTCAGCGTCAACCGACAAAAATTATATTAGTGACTTTCAGTTATCGGTATTAAATCAGACTGCGGCAAATAGCAACGTGACTTATGTACAGGGTAACGGAACGGTAAACGGATTAACGCTGACAGGAAATGTCACAAGCGGAGGGAACTTGACACTTGGCGGCAATTTATCAGGCACAGCAAGCGGATTGACGGCAGGCAATACTACCAATATACCAAATTTAACGGGTGCAATAGCTGGCAATGCGACAGGCACGACAACATTAACTACAGGCGGTTTCTCATCTGCTAACCTATCGGATGCACTGACCAACAAAACTGGCACTGGATTAAATGTTTTTGATACTAATTGCACGCTAGTCACGCCGGCATTGGGAACTCCAAGCGCAGTTAATCTAACTAATGCGGTAAGTCTGCCAATCGATACAGGGATAACTGATACGGCATGGGTTAGCTGGACACCGACTTTTACTAATTTTACACTTGGGAACGGTACGGTTGACGCAAAGTATAAGCAAATCGGTAAAACCGTATTTTTCAGAGTGCGAATAGTCCTTGGTTCAACGTCGAGCATGGGAACGAGTCCTTATTTTACGAACCCAGTTACTAGCATTGATTACGCAGATATATCTCATCCATTGGGTTTTGGTATGATTGTAAACAACGGGATCTCTAACTACCAAGGATTGTTTAGGTTTGTGTCTACCGCAACCATAGGCATAGCGCATACACAAGTCTTAGGTTCTTTGATTATATCAACCCCAGTAACGGCAACATCGCCACACACATGGAAAGACTCAGACAGGATAGTTTTAGAAGGTTTTTATGAGGCAGCATAATTTTAGGCAATAAAAAGCCGCTATCACTAGCGGCCTTTGTTTAATTCCATCGAATTGCAGGGAATTAGATTATTTTAGATGCTTTCACAACCCACCTCATCCCCCAATTTTGACTTAATAAAACAGCGGATTATTGCTTGTTTTGCGGTTACGCCTGTTGCCTCGTCAAATTTATAAAGTTCTGATCTTGTCGATACCCATAAATCTATATTTCTATCAAACATAACAGCCCACTTCTCGCGCTCCATGATTTCCATGCACTGGGCGGCGTTAGTTGTTGGATGATAAAATCTAATTGCATATCTCTCAGTAGATTCTTTTTTATCCCACCATCTACCATCTTCTGACGCAAACCACCCTTGCGCAATCGCACAAAAATGGTCAAGCTGTTCGTTGGTTAGGTCTTCTATCTTTACTTTAGGCATTGTGACCCCCTAATATTGATTTTTGATAACGATAAATCTCGTGTCCAAAAATCAACGCGCTTTGAATAGTTTCATGCCTACCAATGGATTCGCTTTTTAGCGTGAATTTTTTTGTGTTCCTCAGCCATCGGACTTTTAGTAAGCATCTCGCCACAATATCCCTCGCCTCTTTGCATCCTTTTCTTTGTGTGCGGATAGTCTTTATTGCCGGATAATGCTGATAATCTTCATCCTTATGAAATCCATTTAAATCAAAAGTGGCTTTTCTCCCCGTATGCTTGTCAAACATAATAATTACTGAATTTATCGTAACAAACCAAACAAACCCAATATGATTATTCCCGATTTCTGGAAGCGTTACTAAATCACCAATCGCAAAAGGTCTACTCATGATTGCACCAGCTTTTTTGGGTATTTCATACACAGCGACTCAGGATTAACATGATGCAAACCTTGTTCATCCATGACCGCAATAAATCCAGCGTATACCCTGCTTTCACCAATAAATTTAAGCACTTTTCTATCGCCTAAGTTTAACTCAACCACATCACCCGCCTTAGCGTCCTCCAAGCAAAATGCACGGGCGACTGAGGTTTTGCGTCGGCGGACATATTCGGTCATGCCATAAATAATTTCATCATAAGCACAAAGTTCGGGTGAAAAATCATTCCACACATTATCATCGTCTTGCCATTCCCACATCTTAATTTCTTGCTCAAATCCGTACACGTCACATCCGTGGGCGAATAGTTCTGACATTGGCTTTAACTTAATATGACAATGCTGAATCCAATAATCAATATCACTGTTTGAGTGCAAGACATCTTTTTGCCCTTTATTTGAAACAAAAAACCTTTCATACGCCCTATCACCAAACTCATTAATCGCGTTTTTTACCAATTCTTCTATTTCGCTCATAAATCCTCCATTGCCCCGCGAACGGGGCGGGTTATACCCGCCCTTTATTAAGTAAAGGGCAGGGTATCTGATGTCGGTTATACCGACACCTGCGAGTTAACCGCTTGCAGGGCGGCTAGGTGATGCAATGCGTTTTCTTCTGTTGGATGTAAAGCACCTTCATCTCTCAAGTCAATTAAATATCGCGCATTATTTGGCTGATAAATATGACGGGCTACTCTAATGCAAACCGAAAAATACACGCGACCAACCTCTAAATCACCGCGCACTGGCTCTGGGTATTCCAGTACCGTGCCGTCTTGCAGAGTTACTTTGCAGGTGCGGGTGCGTAGACGGTACTCTCTGTACTCCAACCATTTTGGGTTTGGTGAGTTTCCCCATGACAGCTTTACTGAGTCTTGTTTTTCTTCCCACCGCTTTTTATCCGCCTCACTGCACTTGTGCCACTCGATTATTGACTCGCGGTGTGGGTGTTGGCGGACAATGTATCCACTATGTTCTTCCAATTTCTTATAAAAAGATTTGTCAGAAAAAGCCTGAAATCCACCGCCGAAAATAGACTTATATTGCACCAACTCCCACCAAAACTCAGGATAATCGATTTTATCCTGCTCGACTTGCATGATAATGTCGGCGTGTGGCTTGCGTCTGTATTGGCGACCATCTTCTTTTACCTCGCCGACTCTAATCCATCTTCGGCTTGTATCATATAATGTCGTCATCTCCCAACCATAAGTCCAAGTCAACGGATAAGCCTTTTTATCGGCTTCGGCTTGATCTATCAAGTCCTGTAACGTACTGACTAATTCAATAGGCTTTGTGGGCAGATAAATCTCGACACACACGCCGTTTAACGCATTTGATTGATTCACTATCACGCCTTTTTCAGAGAACTCTTGATTATCTGGCGCGGAAATGTGTAGCACTGCTTTTGTTTTGTCGTTCATGATATTTTCCAAGTTACGTCCCGCGTCTACGGGGCTGATTGATTATTTAATTATTAAGCAAAACGCGGCCCTTAGTGCCTTGCCCTGCTTGTCAGCATCAAACAAGTTATGCAAAAAACTCGAACGGCTGTTTTGCGGGGTATTTTGAAACTCCATGACTTTGCCAGCGGCTTCGACAACTTTTGCGTGAAGGACTGGATTTAGCGCGGCGTACATTGCGATAATGTCATGCTCTATCGAGTTTTCGCGCTCTATTCTTTCGATAATTTCAGGTGCATCGGGCAGATTAATCGCTGGCACAAGAGGGGTTTCATCATCACAAGAAGCAAGAAAAACTTTAACTTCCTCTATTTTTTCAGGCGTTAAATTAACACTTGCATCAATAAACACAGGCGAGTCATTGACAACTAAAACCGCAGAATCTTTGACTTCCTTTGCCGCTAATTCTGCGGCTTCGGCTTTCAACTTTTCGGCTAAATCAATGGCCCTTTGTTTTGCCGCTGGAATTAATGAGCCGTTAAGCATGGCAATAACATCAATTCTAAGGTCACTAGCGGCAACAAGATACTCATCATCTGGCAGAGTAGCCACTGTAAGCTTGGCTAACTGTGATTGCAAATACTCAAAGCTGTGTGTCGGGTCACTTAACGCCGCACACTTGGCTTTAAATACGTTAAACGCATCTGAACGCGCCTGTTTTTCTGCTTCGGCGATGGCTTGTTTTAAACCAGCTTCGGCAGCTTCCAGTGAAGCTAATGCGCTTTCTTTGTCGTAACTGGCTTGCTGTTCAAACTCCCCAAACATCACATCAATAACTACGCTTTCAACCTGCAACCGCTTTGCCGCAATTAACTCAAGGCTCGATACATCTTGCGGTGATACCGTAAAAGTCTCGATTTTCGCTAAAATAGCCTGACGTACCTGTTCAGCTTTTTCATCTGCTAATCGCTTTTTTTCAGCTTCGGCGGCTAAAATTTCATCTTGAATGCGCTTTTGTTCAGCTTCCCATTCGTTAAAAGTTTGCAGACCGTGGTCACGGATAGCATTAATGCCTTTCGTGATACCCTGCTTTATTTTCATTGCCGATTGATATTTTTCGTATCGCTCACGATAAAATGGGTCAACAAGTTTTTCAGCCGATGTGCGTATTTTTGTGACCTTGTTTTTAAAAGCCTTGGCTAGGTCGCGTCCTTCTAATGTCTGGCAGTCGAACACCTCCCCGCCGACCAACGCGCCGTTTACCACTTTAATTCCAAAACTTTCAGCAACTGTAGAAACAACTGCATCAAGACCTAATTCAAGCAATTCAGCGGTTACAATTTCTGTTGATGCTTGAACAAGCTTCGTTTCTGGCATTACACCGTCATAAATCAATGCGGCGCGGTCAGGTTCGGCTTTAATGGAGTCGTAAAGGTTACGCGCCAGTTTTGCCCGTTGCTGGAGTTTTTCTCTGAACTCGTGGTCAATGGTTGCCGGGTCATCGGCATCAATCACGATAACGTAATGCAGTTTTATTGCAGTTGACCGTGGATCATAAAACACAATAATCGATGATACGGGCTTCTTATAGTACGACTCAGCGCAAATGTTTTGCGTGTGAACTTGGCAGTATTTAGCCCAATCCTCGCGTTTTAATGCCTCCGCGCTATCACCAACGGCGGCAATAATGTAGTCGTGATTATGAGTGTCGAGGCATTTGACCTCTACAGTAATAATCGAGCCGTCGTTAAATTGCATGATAGCGTCGGGCAACGCGCTGATGAAGTCGGCGTATTCAGCACCCGCGTAGAATCGTTTTTGAGCGTCACCAAAAAATTGCATTTCGGCTTGAAAAGTTATAGCGGTTAAATCAACAGCTTCAACTTCGTGGTCACGACCCCAAAGCACCGCAGGGGTATTTAGTTCGTAAGCGTTTTCAAGGTCTTCGTCTGTGCCGCGACACATGGTGGAAATCAGGGAGACCGCGCCCTTTGGTAGGTTGTCGTGTTGTAGATACGACATGATTTTTGACACTTGACTCGCGCCTATTGTTAGGCGGTGAGCTTGATTTATATTGTCTGACATTTTATTTTTCCCACAAAGAAGCCGCGTATTGATACTGGCATATCAACAGAGGCGGCTTCAACGTAAAACATAGGCTTTTGATTAGACCGTGCCAGCGATTCACTCAAAAACTGAATTAATTATACACCCATTTCTTTTTCTAGTTCAGCTAATTTTGCATTATAAGCGGCAGTAATTTTAGGCTTATTCATAGCAGAGTTAGCCGCCGTTAGTTCGTTTAGCTTTTCGTCCAGCGCGTCAAAATCTGCGCATGACGCGAATGCTTCGGTGAATTTATCAGCAGGTTTTTGTGTAACTGGCGCAGTCGGCGCGTCATCTTGCCCAGATTCCGATAGCTTTTTACTATCAACAATTTCTTTCCACGTCGCCTCGCCGTCTTTTACTGCCGCATACAATCCGCGTAAATTAACAATCTGCTCAGGTGAGCATTGGGCGATTGCATGACCAAGATAATCAGCAAGATTTTTGGCAGAAACACCGATGCCAGAGAAAGCGTCGATAATTTTCTTACGCTCTGCGTCAGGGTCGTTTTTCGCACCAGAAAGACGCATTTTCTTAATAATTTCTTCGGCTTCGTCACACAGGTCACCGGGTATAATTCTTAATCCAAGTGTACGAACGGCTTTAGAAATCAATGCGCCACGCTTATTAAGTAAGTCATCATCACTACCAACAATAGTATACGTTAATTTCCCATAGCTGTTTTTTCGCACCGATACATAGCTCCCGTCATCGAGAGGCTTTGCCCGCTCAACGGTTTTCGTCATTTTTACGTCCATCGGGTATGTCACGTTCGTTTCCAAATCGGTGACTGATACGCGGTGAATTTCTTTGTCTGCGTCCTCAAAAATCATACTGGACTCAATCAGTACGTTCTTCATGCAACGTAACGCCGCCTCAACAAATCTAATACTCAAGCCTTCGACACCCTTGCCAATGGGTTTAACGTAATAAGCGGACTGGGCGAAATAAGGGCGTTTGCACTCTTTCATTAAATCCAGTCTCACTTGATCCATATCACGCGGATTACGCATTGCCATGACATAGCGAGACTCTACCATCGCTTTTGACTGCGCGGCTAACGCTGATGATGCGGTTTCAACAGTTGCAATTTGCTGACTGTTTCCGTTAAAATTTTCTTGTACCGTTATTGCATTCATATCTTATTCCTCTTCGTTAAAATCATCATTTTCAGAGTCTTGCGGCTCTGGCTCGTCGTCATACGGGTTTGCGCCGTCATAGCTCGCTTGATCGCAGTACATCACGCCCCGACTTCAATTTCTACTGCCTGTGATTCGCAAATCATCGTTGGCGTTATCATTTCAAAATCAATCATTTTGCGAATCGCTTCTCGGCGGCTGGCGGCAAATACTTTTCCTTCGTAGTTGTACGTTACGCCTGCTGGGTAGCGGATTGCTACCATTACGATAAATAGCATCATGTTCACTCCTAAAAATTAATAAATCCAAAAACTGACACGGCAATAACCGCAGAGACCGACACCCAAAAAGCAACTGGTGTCCAGCGCGGGTATGGCTTGCTGTCGATTGCCATCGGGTATTTAATGCCCGTGCAGTTAAAATCTTGCCCCACTTTATTGCTCTTCATGTTCTTTTTCTCCAATCAATCATTTGGTCTTCACGCGGCGCGATGATAAAAGTCTTTTGCACCTGCGTGGGCGGTTTACGGTTTGTTGGCAGTGATAATGCTTTGTGGCGTTTATCTGCCGCGATTTGGGCTGGTGTTTTCATTCGACACCTTTGAAAATAATTGATTTTGTTGACTCAGATACAGTGCCAACAAATTTACTATCTTTCATGATTGCAATTAAACCGTGATAGCCGATTGATTTACATTTTAATAGCGGTGTGTCGCTCACATAGTTTTTTGCAATATCAATAATTTGTGCTTGATTTTTGCAAGGATGGATAATTATTTGTTTCATTTGTGCGTCCCACGATGATAAAACGGCGACACCGATTCAATTGCGCAAAGGTGCAAATCGAATTCTAACATTTCTTTAATTGCTTTGATTAGTGCTTTCATGACATCCGACCCCATTGACCGCAGTTCATTAAATGACTCAGCCAAAAACTAAGACCTGATTTTATCGCCTCATGACAGCTTAGGCGGTTTTGTTTTCTTTGGTTTTTCATGACCTGCTCCAGTTTGTAAAAATACCATCAACCTTGTATTGAAATTTGCAACTGACACTTAATGTCACTGCTAAGGTGCTTTATTCCGTCATAAATATTTTGCGCCGTTTCCACGTCTCCGCACAGCAGCACAAAGGGAATATCAAAACAGTGCCATTTACCAGCACTTATATTCTCTGCGCGGGATTGGTGCGACTTCGCCATGAACTCTTTTGTATCATCGGGCATTACTACGCCCATTCTTTTTTCGATTTCATTAATTGACAGATTGCCTAGCATCATAACAATTCTCCAGTTTTTAAAAAACGCCCACCGTTGCCAGTGGGCTAGGTAAGCAGCGGCGCATCCGCTGAATTTTTAAATTAACGGCACTCTAGCAATTGAGCAACTGCGTTCTTAAAATCTGGCTGTCTACGCAACCACACTGCCATCCTGATGCACCCGTTCACGTCGCCGCTTTCGCGCATCAAATCCTGTCCGCCATGGGCTTTGATAAATGCCTTGCGTGTCGCTGTTGCGTGTAGTAATTGTGGTTTTTCGCTATCAAATGCCTTTAAAACCACATCAAAACCGCGTTGTTTTCTGTGATGAAACGCTTCGCTGTCAATTAGCATATCACCGATTCTTAGCTCCAAATCTTCGCCATTTCGCAGATATGGCGCATTGATTCTTTTGCCATCTAGCTCTTGGTTTTCAGGCACTTGTACGCACCACCAAGAGCAACGGTTGTCGCTGGGTTTTGCGATGTATGTTACGGATTGTTGCTGTATATCAGTCTCTTTTTCAGCCACTGATAAATAATTCATGGTTTTAATCGCTGTTTCATTTACTGTGATGTAAAAATGAACAGTGCTTGGTTTTTGTGTTCTTTCGTTTATTTGCAAAATAAGATTATCGATACCACGCCCTTGATACGTTGCGTGCGGATGATGATAGTCTTCTTTGACGCGAAATGACCATGTTTCATTGGCGTTTAGTACGCCGTCGCATATTGAATACCCGACCGTGGCAGACTGCCTAACGCCGCTATTAAAAACACCAGAGACATCAAAATCTGCAAAAACTTTTTTGCCTTCATTTCTCGCTTTTGCATTTAGCAATTCGATCATGACACTCTCCAGCGAGTCACTAGAAACAGGCTCTGGGTAACAGCAATCAACAGTGCCGTATGCCATGAGATTGTGACTTGCCGCTTCATCACATTCAGCCAGCTCTTGTTCTGCTTCCATTTGCGCAACATGACCATCTAAATCCATCCACAAATCGCCTTTTTTAACAACTGATTTCGATGTTTCGATGATGCGACCGCAACCATGAAGCTTTATAGCCGCCTTTTCGGCTAAAATTTGCGTGCTATGTGTGCTAGATACAACACTGTTACGAACATTCACCACAATAAATTTACTCATGACACTCTCCAGTTATTGCAGGCATTTCAGCCGCCCACTTAGCTTTGCACGTTTTGTGCGTTATCCGTGTTTTTCTTGCTTCCTTGGCTAAGTAATATACGCCTTTTTTTAGACTTGTAAAGTTTTTATTTTGTTTTTATTTTGTTTTTATTTTTTTCGTTTTAATGTATCATATACCTTTATTTATAAAAAAGGAAAAGCAATGACAGAACTAAAGAAGCCGCCGATATTAACAAGGGGCAAGGCGTTAGCATATTTTATTTTTGAAACGTGGGAAAACATGGGAAAAGTTGTTAATTTAAAAAAAACAACTTGTAGGGCATGGCGCAATAATAACGTACCATCGAAATACCGAGCCACGCTTGTCGAGGCTGCACAAGCTAAGGGGTGGGATGTGGATGAGTTTTCATTCAGGGGTGATTTATGAACTTACTTGATGATGTAAAAGTCGGTGACGAGGTGCTATGTGCATTTTCGTCGGATAGAAAATGGATAAAGGTAGTCAAGGTCTTAAAGCACGTCGTAAGGCTAGAAATGGGCATTGAGCTATCTAAAATGACAATGCGCGAAACGGGTAGAGTTAATTTGTTTTCGGCTCATGCCCTGCAAGTTAGACGAAGTGTTTTATGAAAACTGAAAAAGTAATCGTTTCGACTAAGTATCATGATTGCATTTTTTCGTACAAGCATGACGACTGGAGTTGGTCGTGCTTGATTAGTGATGGTTCGGTATGACCAATTCAATCAAAGTAACCTGTTTCACCTGCCAACACTTCACGCCCTGTCCTGTAGATGGCGGCGGCGGTGATTGTTCAGAGTGGGATAAGCAAATCAAGCAAGGCGTTTCTGTTCAGCAGAATGCCCTGTTTTATCGTGAGCAGTTAGGCGGTGATTCGCTGTATTCTAATTGCGAGTTTTTGGCTGACGAGGTTAGGGTCTGCAAGCGTTTTTCTGGTCGGTATGATTTTGTGGTAGGGGATTAATTATGAAAATAGAAACGAACAAACAACGAACCGACAGGCTAAACAAAGAAGCCTTGATAACTGAAAAGGCGGCTAAAAAAGAACTGGACGGGGTAGCGGTGCTTTATAAAGAAAAGCCGAAAGATGACGGAGAAGACCATACGCCGCTTTATCGGCATCGTAGCAGTTGATAATAAAAACCCGCTAGTTGTTGGAGCGGGTTTTTTTATTTCCTAAAATTTACGAAAGCGTGAACTTCCTGCGCGTAAATCAGCCAGTAAAGATTTTCTGGCTTCTTCTTCCCATTCGCTAATCACGTCCAGCAACTGCCTAAATTCCTGCTCACTGCGACCCCCTTTGCAGCCGTTTAAGCGGCTATCTGTAATACCAAGATTGTACACCTGAAAACTACCGCCTCTTGAAATAGGAAGCCGATGATCTAATTCGATTTTAGCCAACGGCACTAACGCGCCAGTGAGGTAGCAGGTCAGGTATAGTCGTCTTCTCTTTATCGTGATGGGCTGGCTAGTCAGCCATTCTGCAAATTCACGCGGCATGGGGACTAGAGGAACGGGTATGTTTAACTTTTTCGCACGGGCTAGGCAGTTGGTTCTGAACACCTGACTTTTCTTCTTGATTATTTCATGCGGTAGCATATTTTTTACCTGTTGATGTTTTTGTTGTGTGAGTGTATATTGTACTAAACAACCGCGTAAAGAACGATTTTTAAGGGGTTAAAAGTGGATAAATTAGAAGAAAAAATAAATGTATTGATTAAAATGCGCTACAGCATAGACGCTATAGCTGATTTAGCTGACACGGATAGAAAAATGATTGTTAAGGCTAGGGACGGTCTCGACCTTAGGCAGTCAACTATCAGGAAAATAAACGCCGCGTATGACAATGCTGTTGCTACGCAAGCCGATATTTTAAAGGCTGCTAAGAAGTTGATTAAATGCAGTTAGGTGTTATACTTTGCATGGCTTTGAAATTGTCTGTAGGAGGATTAATTTCAAAGCTGACAATCAGTTTTATTTGAAAGAACCCGCCTTATCGCGCCTCCTACCGCGATTCGAGCGGGTTTTTTTATGCTTAATTTTAGGAATTATTTATGGTTGATTTAAGTTGGCTTTACTTTGATTTGCAAAACGAAGAGCCTAAAGAAATAACTTGTGATATTGATGAGTTATTAGGGATTCAAGAAATAGAAGATTTAGATGTAGATGAAGCCGTGAATGCTATTTCAGACTTATTTTTTATTAATACTGGATATGTTTTTAATGAAAAAGCGAGAAATGAAATTGGATCATTAGCCTTTGGAACAATAGGATTCGACCACACGGTTGAGTGTGCTTATAAAGCATTTTCGCTACAAAGTAAGATTCCATTAGTTACTTACGGGTACTTCTTTTCGTTAATTGCTATTGACGCAGGTCTTATTGGGTATAGGCAAGATGGAGGGGTTATTGATGGCGAGTTAGTCAGAAAAGCGACTGTTAGAAGGTGCAAAAAATGAAGTGGTTCAAGCATTATTCAGTTGCTAGAAACGATGAAAAAATAGCTTATCTTGAGCAAATGGCAGGGTTAGAGGGGTATGGATTTTATTTTAAGCTATTAGAGGTTATAGCTGAATCTATGGATGGAGAAGACAAATGCTCACTATCTTATTCTTTAGCAAAATGGGCGAATGTTTTAAACATACATTACAACAAATTCAATAAATTGCTGGAAAAATGCGAAGAAGCTGGATTGGTAGCGGTAGAGTTACAAGAGGGTAAGGGTATAGGTAAGGGTATAGGTAAGGGTATAGGTAAGGGTATAGGTAAGGGTATAGGTAAGGCAGAAGTAAGAATACAGGTAAGTATTCCTAACTTATTGAAATATAGGGATAATC